GCCCAGACTAAAAAGTATCCTGTTGTGCTCGTAAATAAAGGGACCGGTATAAAACAATATAGCGGCAAAATGCGACTGTTTCATAGTTGCAAGCAACCAATGATCACACGGAAAACTTTTCAGTTTCTTATCTTTACAAAAGAATTTCGCAATCCTACGGTATTCCTCAATACTAGTACCGCCATATTTAGCTTTAAATTGTTCTTCATTTATTGTGCGAACCTCTACAATTACCGATGCTGTTACATTGCATCTGTTAATAAAGTCTTGGAAATGTTTCGCTGGTGATATGGCAGAACTTCTTAAAATATACGAAATATCTTTTGGCCAACTGCCCACAGCTGCTTGAAGATTTTTGGGCACACGCGTTTTCATCATATCTTTAAATGGCGTCGCAAATGTTCTATCAAGATTCATTCGAAGCAGCAACCGAACGTTTTTGGCTTTTTTCCAGGCATGGTGAACGTCGAATTTTCTATGTTTTTTCTTTGGTTGAAACATTGTAAACAAAGACACGTTTTTAAACTTTAAAATAAAAAAATTTTTTTTCTTTAAAGTAATAATAAAATGGCTTTCAGAGTATATTTTTATTTTATGGTAGTCATCATATTAGCATTGCTTGCAATTTGTTTATATTTATCGATTCGCGAACCGTACAGTGCTAGGCAACTAATTTCATATACTCCGGCCAGAATATTGATGAAAAGGCCGATTTACATATATTTTCATGTTTGCGGCATACTAAAGTGGAAAAAGATTGTCAAGAAATTGTTTGATTATTTAGAAAAATTAGATGCGTTTTCTATTATTAGCGAGTTGCGGGTTTGTATACTTGGTAGCAAAAAAGTTATTGACGACAACATATGGAATTATCACCATAAAATAAAAATACATGCAACCGATCCAAATCCAAAATTATATGAACGATTTACCCTTAACAGGTTACGAGAAGACAGTAAAAAGGAAAGCTTTGATGTATTTTATATGCATAGTAAGGGAATAACGCGCGCAACCACGATTGCAAAGAAAACAAAACATTTAAACGACTGGATTGACCAAATGATGAAATCTTGTTGGATTGATTACGCAAAAGTATTGTTTAATTTACAAAATTACGACGCGGTCGGTGTTTTACTGACTAACAACACCATTGGCGCACATTTCTCTGGAAATTTTTGGTGGTCCAAGTCTGATTATTTAAAAGACAAGGGAGACATTGGGCCAGGTTATCTAGACGCAGAAAGGTGGATTTTATCGTCTGATGGTTGTCGAGCACTGAATTTAAGCAAAGAAACTACATTCATGCCGGAATACATTAGAAAGGGACAACCTGCCCCGGGGTCGTACACAGTTTTTGATTCAAAATGCATGAACTGCTTTAAACATACTCGTGGGAAGGCAACTGGGCAAAAATATCTAGCAAAAAGTGCTTAAGTCGACCGCCAAAGTCAATATTCGTTTTAGATGTGATTTATTATATTGCTTTATAAATGAAAGCATTTTATATAACTTTGAATAAAAAAAGAGAAGAACGTATTTTAGAAAATGTTTGCGAACCGCTCAATTTAGAGTGTATAAAATTTCCGGGTGTGAAACTTAAAGAAAAAAACACCGGTGTATGCGAAGGACAAAATGTCAAGAAGATAGGTAATGCAAACATAGCTCGGGTTCAGGGCGCAAACGCGGCTCATCGCAACGTGTGGGAACACGTACAAAATTTGGATGAAGAAAGAGTTTTAGTTTTTGAGGATGACGTAGTTTTGCCGTTCAAAAATAAAGAACCCGCACTTAAAAAAGTCAACGAATATTTAGGTGGACTCGAGGATAACGTTGACTTCGCGTATCTTGGTAATTTAAAAAATAAATTAGGAGCTCACGCATATGCAATTACCCCCGATGCCGCTAAAAAATTATTTGACATCGGCCCCATGTGCAATGGCATAATCGACGGAAACATAAAATGGAAATGTAATAACGATAAAAATTTTACGTGCGCATACCCCCCACATCTAGGTCACGAATATCCCGTGCGATCGGTTTTAGGTGGGGTGGGCAGGCAAACAGGTATAATTTATCAAGGAAAGGCTATTTAGACTTAAATTTTCCATTCTATTTTCCGGGCCGGGGTTTCAAACCGGATTGCAGTGGTGTCAAGAACTATTGCATAAACGTTCTTGGTCAAAACCCTTGATTTACCAGCCCACGAATCACCTTTTGTGGACGGCGAATGAATATAAAACCTTTGGTGATTGTTAGTGTAAGAAAACAAGCGGTCCGAGTCGTATCCAAACGGACGTAAAATCCAATCTTTTACGTATCCTAAAAGTTCAAACAATCCATCTGGGTTGCTTTCTTCTCGCAGCGAATAAATGTCGCGAGTGGTGCAATTATATTCAAAGTATCTATTGAAATGATTTGCATACTTGAGTTTTCTTAGCTCATTATTTTCTCGTGCCCAGTGGATTCTGTATATATCAAATGCTACGTCCATTTCTCGTTATTTTTCATCAACTTCATTTTTTTTGCAAAATAAACTCGCATCTAGGCAAAAGCCAGGTCGTTAAAATCCCAGTTCTCAACATACGTCTTCAGCAGGTCATACGCCGCTCGGACCTTATTGAATTCCTCGATGTCGCCGCCCTTGTCTGGGTGGTGTTTCAGCGCTTGCTTGCGAAAGGCCTTTTTTAACGCAGACAAAGTCAGGTCCTGTCGCACCGATGCTATTCCAGAAAAGTCATCGCCTCTCGAGATACCAAGGACATCATACGCTCTCCCCACCGGAGATGCCGAGTAGTCATGCCGGTATGAATTTTGGCGCCTCTGACGACGACGCTCTTTTCTATCTCTCATGAAATCATCGTAATTGGGATCATAGGTATAACCTATGACATTGATTATGAATATATAAAATAACAATATGGCCAAAAGTCTACGTTTAGAAAATCGACCGCTCTGTTCTTGTAGCATGGTATCTAGTCGGTTTCTAATTTGGTCATTTCTTGACGCAATTCCATACAGTTCACCAACAGTACCCTTCGACCAGCCGCTCAACATCGAGTACGTACCAAGACCTGATTTCTTAGCAAGCCTGTTGTTCCAATGGCGTCTAAAGAAGGTTTGTATTTTACGATTGTCCCCCATTTCCGATTTTAATTTAAATACTTTGTGGCGCATGACTTTATTTGTTGTAAAATACAAATTCGCCCATGCATCGGCGGGTTGCCTACTGCCGCCGCGCGTCGCAAAGGCCGCGGCGGCCGCGTCGTCCCAAGTGCGGCGAAGGCGCATGGGACGAAATCTTCCCATGTTGTTGGACAACGCCATGTCGTCGCCGGGCCCAAGACCGGGGTTGAAGGTGTTGTCCGCCCTAAATTGTGATATCAACGCGCTTTTTTCGTAAGTAACGCCATTTTCTGCAAGTACGGGCTCAATAAATATCATTTTTGTAATCGGACATAATAAACTTTTTAATTCTAGATCGCTTTTTTCGTAAGCTCCTCCAGAAAATAATTTCTTTTTTTCATCAAATCTTATTCCCAATTGCTTCAAGTAATTTCTACGAGCATCGGGTGTAGATAATTTTCTCAAAGTTTTTTTAATAATGTCTTTTTTATAATCTAATGTAGCATTTTGTAATTCAACCAACGAACATTTTTCTATCATTCTTTTTGTATAGGCTTATATTTTTTTGCCCAAGCCTGTTAGCAAAACTTTAATTTTTTGTAAAAAAAAATCTGTCACTAAGTCAAAAGAATTACAATGTTTATGTTTACTTGGAAAAAATTACGCAATAAACGCCCGACGCCCGGTGCGCAACGTCAAGCGCTTCGAGACGCCGCGCGCGACGCCGCGCGCGAGTCTTTGAAAAAAAAACCCGAGCGCTCTGGTCGTCTCCTTCTTATTCGTCGTAACAGTTCGCCGGCGTTTGCTCGTGAACAAGCCCGCCGAGATCGCGCTATGATGTCTTCGTCTTTGCGTCGTCGCATGACCTGGCAGCAGTCGCTGTGTCTGGCGCCCGTCATTGATTTGCCTCGGATCAAAAAGTAAAATTTAGTAGTTATTCAAACCTCGCATGACGTGGCCTGCCGTGAGCACCAAGACTCATGTATGAAAACTTTATTAAATCTCCAACTTTAAAGTAATTGAGGTAATTTTGTTTTTCTTTGTGTTTGAAGCCTATTCCAAGATTGAACGTCACGTTGTTGTAGCTTAGAACCATACTTTTCATTTCACCATCCTTGATATTGAATGAAACGAGCGTTCCTTCGGCGTCTAATCTCGACGACGCCCCGAGCGCGAGCAGCGCAGCAGAAGCTCGCGCCGCGCGCACACGCTCGCGCCCAGCAGAAGCTCGCGCCGCGCGCGCGGCGGCGTCGCGCTTTTTTTTTTTTACGGGGCGCAGCGAGAGGAGGTCGTCCAAGTTTTCCGAGGCGCCTTGGCGTTCGTAGACCGTATCCTTCATCATAGAGCCGGGACCCAGCCACTTCCGCCGATACCCAAAATTGTTGAGCTGGCGCTGGAACGACGCATACTTCGAGTGCTTGTAGTACTTCAACAGGTTGCGCTCGAGCGCCGCGGGGTCCGGGATCATAATGTCGCCTCGGCTCCAGCGGATGATCTCGGGCCGCTCCTCGATCATGCGCTTGAGCTGGGTCACGAATGTCGGAGGCTGCTCGTGCGGCGGCATATTTTTTTTGGTCTCAGATTTAGAAACTATAAGTAGCGGAGAAGATGTAAACTGAATGTCTCCAAAAAAAACTTGCGGCGACACATATCTTAAAGTTGAAAGTCGACGATGGACGGTCTGCGCGGGGCTCGCCAGGGCAACTTTGAAAATTTGCAAAGTGTAGACGCAGAGGTTGATTTAACGCAAATGATCTTAGATTTGCACGATTCAATACACACATTATACGAAACACACGCCAATACCACGTTTGTGCCAATTCGACCGACGGCGCCGCTTGCCGCCAACCGGGGCATCGAAACCGTTGGTTTTGCTAGGAACGCTGCACCGCAGCCTTAATTTATTGATTATATTGAATAATTAGAGAAATTTTCTAAACACGTAAGGGCGTTGCGGGTATGCCAAAGCTGTTATCGTTAGAAATTGATATTTTTTGTCCGAAAAATGCGAAGTCAGGATCTGTCACGGATCGTAGACAAAAACCAGCAACGTCTGCTCTAGAAATCGTACCGATTTTTTTCGGTAACGGTACAATATCAACGTAATTTTTTGGTGCGTCAAAAGTCAAACCGCCAGGTCTAACGATGCACCAACAAGTATCGCTTTTTTCCAAATAATATTCTTGATTAGCTTTGTCTGCAAACGCATGTTTATAGATTGTGTCGATTCGATCCTTGAAAAAACTTGGCACCTGTATATAACTTTCTTTGATTCCAACTGAAGTCACGGCGGTAATTTTTTTACAGTTTTGGTGTCTCATGTAGTTTAAAACATTTAAAGTTCCGTGACCCAACATATTGTTTCCGACGTCATTTGGATTTCCACCATGAGCCAAAATGACAGATGATATTTTGCCGTAGTTTGTAAAACAATCGTTAAGCGATTCGTGGTTAAGCACGGATCCGACGACAACGTGTAGTTGCGGCGAATAATCGTAATTATTAAGATTCATGATGTTTGTGGAAATATCTATACCATCGCTGGTCGCAGAACCTCTCGGAACCCTCAAGCTGTCGCGCTTGAGAGAAGGCGTCAACGCAATAACATTGTGGCCATTTTTCAGACTTTGGTACACTACCTCTCGCCCTGTTCTACCACCTGCTCCAACTACTAAAATGTTTTCAGGCTGAGTGGGTACTTCGCCGCATGGACCGAAAGATCGCGTCGAAAATCTAACACCACTTGCCATCGCCGCGGCGATTGAAAAAAGAATCATTTTAACAAATCAAATTTTAAATTTCAATGCTAGCTAAAAAAAAAACCGTGGTCACAGTTGAAATTAAATATATTGAGACAATAATAATTGAGTCTGGAGATATGAATAGAAAATCCTCCACCTGTAAAAGTGATTGTTTGGAACATTGCAACTTTGATGATAATGTGACCGACATATCGAAGAAAATGTTGTGTTGCGCCCTATATAGACCAGCGGACGTTGTCAGAAAATTATCCAAAGACACTTTAATTTACGATAACGACTTTGAAGGTGCCAGCTGCTGGCATTGTGCGCATAAATTTTCTAGCACTGCGTGGCAGTTTCCCATCGGTTTTGATTCTTCCGCAAGTCAATATGAAGCAATCGGTAATTTCTGTTCACCGTCTTGTGCAGCTGCGTGGGGCGACGTGCACTACCACCACAATATGGCTCAACACATGTCGTGGCTAAGGGCTTTGGCGATGGAACACGGAATCCAAGATTTTTCGTGCTCGCCCCCAACTCACTGGTTAAAGGAATTTGGTGGAAATTTGACAATTGAAGAATTCAGAGATCTCGGGTCTAGCAATAAAATAATTGTGGAAAAGACTTTACCATTTGTGTCAATACCGATCGTTTTAGAACGAGAATGCACCATCAATATTACGGAAGCAAAGGAAGTTACTCGACAACTAAAAGCTCAAAACAAAAAAGCAACGTCTCAAGCTATGAACAGCGAAAACATTACGTCGCGGGGTTTGTATCACGAATTCATTGAAAAAAACAACAAATTAGAAGAACCGCCCCGAAAAAAAATGAAATCATCTACTACCAAGAAAAAGAAGAAGGACGTATCAGAGGAGGAAAACACTAAAGGAACTCTAAAAGGATTATTTAAAAAAAGATCGCGCGATAAAACATAACAAGGTCGGTGCGTTAAAAAAAACTTATTTTTTTTTTACTCTATTAACAAAAATGGACGCTATCAAGAATTTAGCAAATGAGTTTAATTATGAACTACCTAAAGATTTGGTAGCAGACGTACAAAAAGCGTATAAATCAAAAAAATTAAAACTGCCAGAATGTTATAAGAAAATATCCCAAGAAATTTTAGCTATGCAAGTTGCAGATGTGGCCACAGAAAAGATGTCAGCTAGGCTTGCCCTGCGAGCGATACGGATTGCAACGCCACCAAGCTTTTCCGCGTGCATAACAAAATTATTTGACAACGTATCGCCAGGAGGAAAGAAACGTCCAGTTGTTTCCAAAGCGTTGTACGAACAGGTAATGAAAAACAAGGAATTTTACGATAATTTAGTACAAGAACATGATAATTTAGACGAAGACCTAGACGTCTTTGCCCTGTCGACTCTTGAAAGAGCGTATCTTTTGCGAGATGCTTCGGGTGTCGTCGAACGTCCCATTTACATGTACATGCGCCTTGCAATCTCGCTCGTACGGGAAGACGCGTCGCAGGATGAGGTTGTGCAATTATTTAAAACCCTGAGTAGCCGTCGCGCAAGTTTCGCCACGCCGGTAATGTTTAATTGTGGATGCGAAAAGAATCCAAGCCTTGCGTCTTGTTTTTTATACGCAATGACTTCCGACAAGGACAGCGTGGACGGCATATTTTCTAGCCTTCACGATTGCGCTAAAATAAGTCACATGAGCGGGGGCATAGGAATTTCTTTTCACGATATTAGGGCGCGGGGGTCGCCAATTAACGGGGGCTCGGGCGCAGCAAATGGAATTCTGCCGGTGATGCAAATGTTCAATACTATGGCTAAGACAGTTGATCAAGGTGGAGGAAGAAGAAGGGGGTCGATTGCTGTGTACCTTGAACCGCATCATCCTGATTTCATCGAATTCTTAGAAGCTAGGCAAACATATGGAAGTCAGGAATTAAGAACTCACGATTTATTTACAGCCGTTTGGGTTTCAGATTTATTCATGGAAAGAGTTAAGAACAACGAAAAGTGGTCGTTCTTTTGTCCAGAGCTATGCCCAGGTCTCTCAGAAAAATGGGGCGACAATTATAAGAATCTTTATTTAGACTACGAACAAAAAAAGATGTATACGAAGCAAATGAAGGCTCGTGACGTATTTTACAGAATAATTGATTTACAAATGAATGCGAGTCTGCCGTATTTATTGTTCAAAGATTCTTGCAACCGAAAATCCAACCAACAAAACCTTGGAACTATACGTTCTTCAAATCTGTGTGCGGAAATTGTGCAATATAGCGACACAAACGAGACTGCCGTGTGCAACCTGGCTTCAATTTGCCTTCCTAAATTCATAAAAGATACGGGTTTTGATTTTGAGGAACTATACAATACTACGTTTCAAATCGCTACGCATTTAGACAACCTCATAGACGTGTCTTATTATCCGATCGCATCAGCTGAACTCTCTAACAAGAAACACCGTCCGATTGGGATTGGAACACAGGGATTAGCTGATTGCTTTGCAAGTCTGAAATATGCGTGGGGATCCGCAAAAGCTTTGTTGCTCGACGAGCAAATACACGCAGTGGTTTATTACGCAGCCCTAGACGCGAGCAACAAATTAGCCGAAAAATATGGCCCCTACGAATCGTATGAAGGAAGTCCGGCTAGCCGGGGATTGTTGCAATACGATTTGTGGGAAAAGAAACCTTATGAAATCCCTACTAAATCCTGGGATGTTCTCAAACAAAACATAAAGATGCACGGTCTGCGAAATTCTTTGAGCACCGCGCTCATGCCTACTGCGTCAACGGCGCAGATTGCTGGAAATTCCGAGTCCATAGAACCGTATAGCGCTATGATTTTTACACGAGGCACGCTGGCCGGCGAACACGTTGTTGTGAACAAGCAGTTACGGAAGATCCTTTTGTCAAAAAATAGATGGAATTCGGATGTCAAAGATAATTTACTAAAAAACTTTGGCAGCGTCCAGCAACTTCCTAAAGAAATTCTGTCTAATCCCGAAAAAGCGGTTTTTAGGACAGCCTGGGAAATTAAGCAAAAAGATCTATTAGAACACGCAGCGGTCAGGGGTAAGTACAATTGCCAAAGCATGTCTCTCAACATTTTTATGAAAGATCCTACGCGAGCCAAATTGACGTCGCTTCATTTCAAAGCTTGGTCCCTTGGTTTAAAAACTAGCACTTATTATTTACGCATGAACAGTCCAGCTTCCGCTATTCAGTTCGCAGTTTCAAATTCCCAAAATTCCAATCCATCTTGCGAATCAAACGCAGTGTGCGAATCGTGTTCAGCGTAGCCAAGTAAGAGAATTTGTTTTATTTCCTCGTTGCACAAAAAAAATGCAGTTGTGCACAGCAATATTATGGGACATATGTAAGAACACATCATCATAACATTTGAAATTTATTTTTTTTCCTCTTTTCTCAAAAAAATAAATTTGTAGATTAAACAAACACTCATGGATGACGAAGACGAAAATGATAATATGTCTACAATATATGCAATTGCCGCGGTAGTTCTAATTATAGGAATTGCGATGCTTGTGGTAGCTTCAATTTACACTGCTAAGTTAAAGGGCAAGGGTTGGCGCTATCCAACGTCGATTGTAAGCACTGTGTTTACAGTTTTCATACCCTTGCTTGGGATAGTCCCCCCAATTTTATACAAAACCGCTTAATAAATAAGCTTTTGCGACTAGTGTATTTAAAAATGAAAATAATATTGTTAGGGAGTAAGATATGATGACTAGTTACAAAATAGTCATACCTACGTACGAAAGAACCAAAGTCTTGATTAAAAAAACTTTAAAAGTTCTGGAAGACAGCAAGATTGATCCACGACTTGTTTACATATTTGTAGATGACAAGGCGCAAAAAATAAAATATGAGCAGGCGCTTGAAAACAATAAATACAATAGAAATATTATTATTGGAAAAAGAGGATTGACTAACATAAGCAATTTTATAGTGGATTATTTTCCAACCGGGGAACGCTTAGTAGCCATGGACGACGACATTACCGGCCTCTATAAGCTCGACAACCAAAATAAGCTAAAAAGAGTAAACAATTTTAAACAAATATTGCACAAGGGATTTAAACTCCTTGAAGAAAAAAAACTACAACTATTCGGGTTTTATCCGGTAGCGAATGCTTATTTCATGCGGACTAAGAAAGTCGAGCCTGGTGGTATAAATACCGGCTTGTCTTTCATTTATGGCGCTTTCTACGGGTTCATAAATGACAAAAGTTTACGATTTTATAAGTCGACCCAATATAAAAATGACTATCATTACAGCATTCTATCATACTTAAAATACGGAGGAGTACTTAGATTTGATAAATTGACATTCAAATCCACGATATATGCAAAAGGTGGCAATAACGCAGCGGGACGAACCATTGAAAAAGAAAACGAATGCGCCGCGAGGCTGCAAAATAAATATCCAGATTTGGTAACGTTTCACACTAAAAAAGACGGAAGAAATCAGATAAAATTTCTTAAACAGACTCATAGTTCGTAAAGCTCTATTCTATATTTCATCGGATCAATTTCATTTTTATCAATAACTTTATTGAGTGGCAGCATAGGTCCCGTTTGCGGATTGGAATAGACGTCATCAACTGTAAAATAAGGCCGATTAGAGGCGTCGTCTACTACATTAATAGATGCAAGTTCTAAATCGTTACCGTTAGGTCTGTGAATTATTATTGATGAGGGCGCGTCGTATGGAATTTTAATTTGAGTCATTGACGCATCCTCGAGGGTGTAATGGCTTACACCCTCTCTATACTCTTGCATTCTCTGTTCATAAAATTGTATTCTTTTTATTTTTTTTTGTATAGGATCTTTGAAAATAATTCTATAATATTTATATGATTTTTGGTTGGTTGTTTCCCACGTATCAGATCCATTGATCCAATTTATTTGAGAATTTGTTGTTATTAAAGATATGACCTCGTTAGAGCTAAATGAGCTTTCGTTACTACCCTGCAAAACCCACCTACTTGGAAGATTGTCCGGATCTTCTTGGTCAATAGTAATTTTGTAGGATTTGAGCATTATTGAATATGGATATTCTATCGTAAAATTTTTCGTGGGCAAATTTTCATCAGAATCATTTAAAAATTTAAAAAGATTATCATCAACATCGCCACTAAGTACAGGAGTCAGATTATAGGTAAACGTAAAATCGCCATTGAAAATGTTTTTTGTCACTGTCTCTGAATTTGATGAGAAAGGAAATGACGGATTTTCATTTACGACATGTGAGTAAATAGCAAATTGCAATTTAGGCTCTTCAAAAGTAAATTGGTAGGTAGCCCCCCGGACAAAAATTTTACTCTCCTCGTCAACAATACTTAATTTTTGCTGATCTTGGTATATTACTAAAGAGTCGTCATAATACAATCCAACAGGTTCAAAATCAATCAAGTCTTCAGATCCCTGAATCCAGCCTTCAGAATTTGGTGAATTTCTTACTTGCAAACCCGGAGAAACGCAATTGCCGTTTTCGTCGATGAGTTGAATGACTACGCGAACGCCGACTATACTTCCATGTTCGTCTTTGGCAAATTCTTCAATATTGTCGTCTGAATCAATGCTTGGATTAAATTTGCGCAAGGACAAGTTTGAAGCCGATGGATTTTTCTGTGACACCAAATCTCCGTGGGTTTCCTGTATCGCAGGAAATATTGGGCGGTCTGCCTGCATGAATCCACCTAATTGTGAAACGAACCCAAGGTCGTCATTTGTGTTCGTTTTAATTGCGATAACGGCGAAATGGGCCTGTTTGCTATCGCTATCTATTTTTTCGCGTGGTGTAATCAAAATGCTTCCGCAAATTTTTGCAACATCTTCAACCCCATAATAATAAGTTCCTACAGTGTTAAACGTGTACGTGGGGCTCGTATCGCCACCATCGCTGTCAAGCATCGAACGAATGTCGTGAGCGGTCCCCAAATAAAAGTTATTGTAAACGAAAAATACGACAGTATCGCCGTCGTAGAACTGCAACTGCGTCGAATCAGTATAATCTTCTAAATTTTGGATTTGCGTTGTGAATTCTAAAACGCCAGACCGGTCCTTACCATACACTCGTGCGTTTTCAAACGATAGATAGTCAATATATATATAAAACGTTTTTGGTGTTTCAATGCAATACGTAACTTCGTCTTCTCGGTTTTCGTCCGTTACTACATACTCAAAATTTGGCTCAAAATTATTTAGAATCGTTAGCTGCGCGCCGACAGTTTCGTCGTACGGGTTGTATGCGTTTTCTAGAAGGGCTTGTGGATAATTGTCAGAATCTTGATAAACATTTTCATTAAAAGAGCACGACTTCAAGACATAACTATCTACAACTGAAGATGGTTTAAATCTATATTGCTCGTTGGCCAAAAGGACTGGGTTGCAGCTCCCGTCATCAAAACAATGTATGGAATCATATCTAGATTTTTCGTTAGGATTTGTGCATCCGACGTCTTGACAACATAATTGTTCGACATTAAAGACAGTTTGAGCTTCACTTTGTCTTGCACAGCCTGGGTTAATTGTCTGTTCCACGTTTTGTGAATTCTTGCAAAATTCGTAATAAGTTATATCTGGATCGGTTACACCAGATGACTGCAAATTAAATATTATTTCCTCATTTTTTCGAATACAACCAGGTGGATGCTCATCGTATTTATTGATATCATTGCCATCAATTAAATTAAAATTTTCTATACAAAACGCCAAGTCTGTCAGAGATTCTGCGTTGTTGATTTTTTCAGTATCTCCTGGGCATTGCTGTCCAAAAACTACCCAAATTCCATTGATATCCTCGATTCCTTCATCATTTTTCGGACGGAATAATACTATTAATGACGCGATTACTACTAAAATTATTAGGACGACTGGTATCAAAATTATAATTAATCTCTTAGTCACCGGCATTTGTATTGCTTATTTTTTTTTTTTGAATGGTTCGTTGGCACACAAATTTTTCAAATTGCCCAACGTTTTTGTGTATCTAAATAACGAGGGCGGGGGTGGCAGGAATCCATAGTTGGCTAAACGTTTTTGATGTTTGACATCAACGGGCGGTAACTTTTTTATTTTACGAAATGATGGAGGAGAAGATAAAGTTTTCTTAATCTGATTTTCCGGGGTTGCATAAGCTAAAAAATCGTCGTCGTCTTCCAAGCTGATTTTTTTTTTAGGCGTTTGAAACGGATGCAACGAACAGGTTTGCAAACGTTCTCGTAAAACCTTGGGCCTCATTTTTCGTTAGTGATGATGTGTTTAGTGATGATGTGTTTGATCGTACAATAAGACAAAATGGGAGGAACATCTTTATATTTCTCTCCAGTCCTTCGAGCACAAAGCCCAGCGCCCCCGTGTCCTTGACGTGATCGCAACCCCAAAAAGATGCGCGGTGACGTCACCAGAAGACGGCTGTCGCAACTGACACAGCAAGAACTGTTGACTGCTTTGGAGGAGCTGCCCACCGATGTCGTCAAAAAAATTGGAAAAAGGCATCCGCTGCTCATTCCTCCCTTTACCAACGCCACTCTGCGTCGCGCCGTTCAGGATTATCTTGCCGGCGGAAATAGGAAGGAGGGCATTGTGAAAAAATACGGGGAGATAAACAACTGGGACGTGTCCAAAGTGACGAGTATGAGTTCTATGTTTGAACACGCAACCTCCTTCAACCAGCCGATCAACAATTGGAACGTTTCCAGTGTGACGAGTATGTACCATATGTTTCGACGCGCACGCTCCTTCAACCAGCCGCTCAACAATTGGAACGTGTCCAAAGTGACGAATATGACCAATATGTTTTACAACGCAGAATCCTTCAACCAGCCGCTCCACAAGTGGGACGTGTCCAATGTTGAAGATATGAACGAAATGTTTTGGAACGCAGAAGCCTTCAACCAGCCGCTCAACAAGTGGAACGTGTCCAAAGTGAAGTATATGTATGCTATGTTTGCAGGCGCAAGGTCTTTCAACCAGTCGCTCAACAAGTGGAACGTGTCCAGTGTGACGATTACTAGATGTATGTTTTGGAACGCAACATCCTTCGACCGTCAGAAAAATTTCCCCCTCGCCGGGGCGGGCTTTGCGGCACCACCGTACCCGTACATATAACGGGTTTTTTTGGGGTCGATGTTGCGACAACAGATGGAAAAGTGGGGACAAAATTCGCTAGACGAGACGGGATATGTAATATTTTAAAACTAATAAATAAATGGGAAATGCTATATCAACCAAAACTATTAATGATTTATCAGAAAATGTATTCATAGAATCTCCTGACGTGGTTTTTTCTTCAGCAATTAAAGTTGGAGATAAATCATTTATTATCATCGGCGAAGATCACGACTTCGAAAACCTCTACGAAAGCTATGATTATTTTGAAAAGTCATTGCTGTCTTTTTCTGAAAAATGTAGAAAGAATGATATTTTAAAAGACCAATTTGTTGATATATTTGTCGAATATCCACACATGGATCGTTTTGAATTTGTACAAAATCTGCGAGGCGGCGACAGAATTGACCGAGTGTCAGGTCTTGTTCCGGAATTGCGACAAGCGTGCAAAAAAATGCGCTTTCACGCCGTCGACATTAGATTAAAAATTTTTCAAAATACACTTTTACAAATTATGGAAGGAAAACATGCCACTCCGATTAGGTCTTTTGTAAACATAGTTCAAGACTTTCCTCATTTCTTTGACAGTGTCATAAACATGTCTAAGAAAAGCGATACAATTTCAAATTCAAAGCTAGTCTTTGCGTACAAAGAAATCTCGGTCGACTTTAACGAAGCAACAGAATTGTTGAATATGCAGGATCTTTCAGAAGACTCCTCTTTAACGCCAGTTCTTTCAGATTATCTTGCTAATGCAGCGCGCGATCTGTTTCTTCTTTGTAGCAGGGTAATGGACGTCTACGCAGCTCGCCGAATGATTTCTAGACAAAACTCTAAATTGATTATATCTTACACCGGAGTAGCTCATGCTGCTAACATTGCTCGACTTTTGTGTTCTGAGTCAATCGGCGGGAAGGTTCAACTAACGCTTCAAGAAAAATTATACGAAGACATGGTATCTACATCGTTAAAAACTTCTAGAAATACTATATTAGATCCTTTATATATAAGAACGAATTCGACGAAGCAGCGAACAAAATTATCAATACGTGCAATAGATCAAACGGGCCGACCGTTTGAGGTCAGGGAAAGCGTTAAAACGCCTAAATTTCGTATTCAAAAGGACGTGCACGACTACTTAGTAAAGAATAAGGGATATTATATACTTAAACGGGGAAAGGGCGTCCTAAAGATCGACGCCGATGAAGTGACTAAGCTGCTAGAAAAAGGCAATTGGAACAAAGACAGAGATTATCCGTACAAATTCCTGCATTTAAAGGATGTCATGGCGACGGGCATGGCCCGTCGCAGAAGCTAGATTGTTGAAAAGATAACACGCTCCTTTACGACGAATTTTTTTGTTTGGTAATATAAAATGCCTGCAAAACAAGTAATAAAAAAAACTTTACAAGCCTTGCCAAGTAAAACATCAAGAAGAAATTATTTAAAAACGTTAGGAATCAAGTTTAACGATAGTAGGTCCTCGTTTGAAAGCATTTCTGGGGGTGCCGCGGGTGACATAGATTTAGAAGATTTTATATGTCCCATCACTCAATGCATATTTATTCAACCAGTAGTTGCCGCAGATGGGTTTACTTATGAGAAAACTTCTTTAGACCGACTTGACATGTATCCTATACGAACATCAAGCGGCGTCGTTTTAACACATCGTAATTATGTCCCAAACATGATTGTGCGCAACGCTATACGACACTTAGTGTCACAAATGGCAAGAAATCCCGAAATAAAAAAATTCTTTGAAGAAAATTGGAATTTCGATCTTGCCAGAGAGCTAGGTATACCAATATTTACAGTTCCGGCTGTCATTTCCGGATCACCAGTCGCGCGAACACCTGCGCAGATTTATCGCGGTTTTACACCTGTACAAAGAGACTCCATGAACCGCGCTTTGGATTCGCTTTTCGACCCCAACAACTCATCAAACGAAGACGACACACCGCCAGCCACACCTTCCGGATCACCAGCATCGACTGATTATTATGAGGATTTGTCATGGGAAGAAAATTCGCTTTTCGACCCCAACAACTCATCAAACGAAGACGACACACCGCCAGCCACACCGCCACCGCCAGACGACACACCGCCAGCCACACCGCCAGCCACACCTCGGGGAACGCCTACACCTCAGGAAACGCCTACACCTCGGGGAACGCCTACGACACCGCCGACACCAGGGCGCAGGCGATCTGTCAGACGAAATATTGACGCCGAGCTGGCCGAGATGACAAGGGCTGGACCGCGTCGAACGCGTGGGAGGCGGCAGCAGGAGCTCCGCGAGCTCATCCAACGAGGGCTACCAGGACCATGGCGCGATCGTTAGTTCCATGATCGACCGAGCTGAAGGGTAGTTAAGGAAATTTTATTAGTTTTAAATAAACAAATCTGGGTTAGTGCCCGTTATCGCAACGGGCAATTTTACCCAATTTTTTAAATTTCTTATAAATTTTTTTTTGCCTTGCGGGGTCATACGCCGTGGCACATTCTTAGTGTCATACCCCATCACACCCCCGAGCTTAGGCTCTAAACTATCGATAGCAATAATTAAGTTTTCAGACTGCTTAGCCCTAGTTTCGCTATATTCTAAGTCCTGTGCTTCATCGTATAGTTTAAACAAATCCAGCAAGAATATTATACAATGAATTTTTACATTCAACACATGCAATTGGTGTTTTGTTTTTTTCAAATTATTACCTAGATACTGATAAGTGGATATCGGGTTGCCGCGGTTGTAGCGTCTTGACCAAATGCTTCCCAAGTCGCCAAGGAAAAATTGGTTTCTAAATAATTCTTTTGTGCTGCATTGTTTTAAAACATATTCCTTACCTTTTTTTCTTTTTGTGTTTTTACTGATATTTTTTGTGGAACTCAAAACATTCTCGGGCTTCAAGTCGTAATAATACATTCCATATCTCATTAAACACTGGATTTGTCGGATAACACTCAAGAAACATTGAATTTTTTGATTAGGCGTCAACTCTATTCTTCTGATGGGTACCATTAAAGGCATAATTGAAAAAATCTTTTTTTTTCCATTTGATAATGTGTGTACGTGTGATTTGATAGGAGTAACTCCGCAATCATAATTTTTTTCCCTGACGAGGATGTGTACTAATTTTTCTTCATTATTTGTACTATCGTATTTAGTAAAATTTTTTATAATAAGTTTATCGTTACTATCCTTATTAGACTGGTATACATGGACGGAACCATAACCCCCAGCACCGACGAAATTTTTTTTAATATACTTTTTGTTGTTAGCATAAAAGTAATCAGGAACGATTTGGTACTTGCCCACGAGTTGGCGTTTCTCAGCGATGTCCACGTATAGCTTTTGGACTTCCTTCTCGTATTTTGACGCCGGTCTTCGTCTTTCAAGCTTACTGAGCTTACGTTTGAGTTCTTTTAGCTCGCTTGCGACTTTCGACAGAATCTGTTTCGTCTTCTTCATATTGGATTCTGAGGGAAAATGAAATTCGATATTGTGTAATCTTAAACTCATGCCGTTTGATGTTAGTCATTATTTTTTTTATATCTCTTTAGCTGCTTCTGTAAATTTTCTTTAAAATTTTGATATTGAGAACTACTTCTCTTTGACTGCGCCGACGAAGATTCAATGCCTTTGATTCCAAAAAGTTCTTGCAACCAATCAGAGTTGAGAGAGCAAAATTCGGCGGTAAGGGGTTGCTGCGCCTTGCCACAATTTTTTAATATACATTCTCGATGACCACAATTTATGGAATACAAGAATTTTGGCTTGGTGTCGTCGTATTTGATAACAACACAAGGTCCTATCATGTCTTCGGTATTTTCTTCATCGTGTTTGTGAAATGATTTACGAAGATCGCAGCTTTTAAAATAAGGACAAAAAAAACCGTGGACGTTGACGGGTCCAAGTGCTACTACCAAGCCATTTAATTTACCGTTGTCTTTTTCATGAACAAATGTTTTGATATTGATGTTTGGAAACGTTTGGCTTGTTTCATGCTTTTTTTCGGCACAGAAAAAATCCCTGTCAAGAGTGTACATTTCGCAAGACTCTGCGTGCAAAATTGGAACTACTCGGCATAAAGCTGTCCTAATTTTTTTCTCGTAAAAATCAATGTCGCTGTTTGGAAATTTTTCATCAAGATATGTTTTGAGAGTTTTGTTGACTCGTAACCTGCTTTTCGGTGGAGACAGGGGATCGATTTTGGTCAACATTTTTTTGTACTTCTTATCCTTGAAAAAATCTTCGGCAGACCAGTTATCCCAAAATATGGCGTTCTCTTGTTCGCCGTCGTCGTCTAATGTTTCCTTTTCCGATGTTAAAAAATTATGACGCTCATGCACGACTTTTTGGGACAACTGAAATTCATCGCAATCGTAAACTTGTAATTTTTCCGGCAATCTTCCTTTTCTTCCATTTTGATAAGTCTGCTGGACATTTACGATTCCGTCGACGCCGGCGAATTCGGGTTCGGCGGGGTGCATAATTTGTACTCTATTTGAAGCACATAGCCTAATTCCGGGAACAGGTTCGTTAAATTTAAATTTTTCACCTTCTTCGTCCATAATGCTAAATGCTCGATCTACATACAAACACATAAGCGAGCTTTCGTACATGAATCCAAAATCCGGGTGTTTGAGCAAACGTTTGCACCAATCGATAGATTTACCGTTGCCATCGCTTACCTCAACGACTGTGTTGCATCGCGCTGTTAACAGCCAAGAGTCTCTTGGATCAATGCCGTTTTCGTTAATATGGATGCCAGTAGGAAAGGGGCACTTACTTTTTTCTTGTCTGGAACAGCATATCGAGTTGCAAAGGTTTTTGTTTTTAAATCTTTTTGTGATGCAATTGCTATGCGAGATCGATTTTATGACATCTTGTTGGATTCCGGAGTATAGTTCGTGATAACAACAGGGAAACGATTTTGAAGCGTGAGGCAGTCTCATACCTTTCGCGTCAAAATCAACTTTGATGTTTGTTGTTATTATTTTGATGGTATTGTTTAATAACCAAAAATCTGGATCTTCACGAACATCTCTTTGTAAAGCTGCACTTACCTTCTTGTTAAATAATTTAAGTTTTTCGTGACACATGAAAATTCCGAATCCACGCGCGTGTATTTTTTGATTCCCCACGTCTCTAACAGGATCTTGTTTTTTCATCATCATTTTTATATTCTTGAAAAAAGATAACTCGTACTCTTTCATTTTTTCAATCGTCGATATTATAGGCTTGTAGTTAAATTCATCATCTCTCACTTCTCGTTCTAAGAAACATTTTAGACCAAATACAAGCCACGAAGAAACCTTTATTTGCGTTTTTGGAATTTCGTGGTGGGAATCATTGTCAAACTTTGGGGCAAAGCGCCACTTGTATTTAACGTCATCATCCCGGATTCTAACAAATTCAACACCAGGTATTTTCGATTTTGAAACAACAGCAAATATTTCGCTCGGTTTTATGTTGATCATATCTGATAACACTTGGGTGCAAATTGTAATTCTACGTCTAATCTGTTCTTCGCTGTAGTGTAAATTTTGCAAAGATTGCTGCACGAATCCATCTGCGTCAATGTGTTCTTCCACACAACGAGCGTCGACTGTTAAGGTGTCGTCCAGGTCTAAAAACGGCGGCAACAACATGTTTCTAATTCTCGTGCGTTCCCAAGCATACGCAAGGCTAATTTGAACTGGGCAAATCATTTGACTGCCATTTTGTGTAGTTTCTCTGAACGTTTGCGCCAGGCGTAAATTAAAGATGCATATTTTTGTGGTGGTGTCTAAAAAATTAGAGCCTTGTCGAAACAATTTATAACCAGCTCCACAAATGCAAGTGACATTTCCTCCCTTGCTATCTTTGCCACCGCCCTTTAAAACACATTTTTCCATCTTAATGCTTTGGTGAGACAAGGGCAGGCCGTCCCAATCGTCGGACTGTTGTCTAGCGTTCAACGCCTTATCTTCCAACGGATCTTGTAAAAAACCAAAAGTATCAACGTCATATTTAAGAGGATCCAACGTCGGTCGATTTTTACCTTCTGTGCTATAGTGAGTCGTGTATTCTTCGCTAAGCTCTGCAAACTTTTGCCAAGATCTCACGTGTCTGTCGTAGATTTCGTCGTCGCGGGCCTGCGTCATGTCTAGGATTTGAAATTTGAATTATGTGAGGAGGTCTTGCTCTACTATTTTCGAAGGGAGTAAATAAAATTTTAACGGAGGGTGGGTAATTTTTTACAAAAAAAAACAAATTTGCCTTAAAATTAAATTTAAATTGTGCAGGTAAAATGGCCACATTTGCGACAAAGAAAAGCCAGAATGCCATCAAATCCGAAGATCCCATAAACTTGTTTGAATTCATCCATCACCATGCAAAAACCTTGGAAACGGTTCCAAAAGAGTTGGAAAAGAAAATTGAAGACCTGTGCAAACTCGAGAAGGTACTAGAATCACAAGAGGGTCGCCACAAAATTAGATTATTGAAGGATCTTCACAAGGAACTAGATGAATTACAACGGGAAAAGAAAAGATTTGAACTTGGAATAAAGAAGCGCGAGTATTTGGCCGAATCGGAACCTTATTTAGTTCAGTATAAAAATTCAAAAGATGACAACGCCCGCGGAAACATCTCTGATTCCGTTGTACGCCTTGCAGAAACGCAAAACCCCGTACGATACAGAAAGAGGTCTGATCTCACGCGCACTATACGCATGGCGTCTAGAGAAGGTGGCGATAGGGGAATTGAAAAACATAGTTTGAAAGATGAGTTTTTAAGCGAATTTCATGGTCATGCGCCGCCAGTATACATATCACACGGAGATTTGTGTCCTAATTGCGATACTCAATTAGAAAGAGAATCAGACAGTTCTTTGGTTTGTTCCCGATGTGGAGTGAGTGTGCAAGTCCAAGATGCGGTTTCTACGAACGTGAGCTGGAACGACGAGATGGATTACGTTTCGTTTCAATACAAAAGAGCGAATCATTTTTGCGAGTGGGTCAACACGTCCATGGCAAAGCAAAACTGCGAAATCCCCAAAGAGATTATTGATAACTGCATGAAACGTCTAGCTCGTGAAAAAATCTTGCCTGAACAAATTGACGCAGCTAGGATTCGGCAAGTATTGAAAGAATTGAAACTCAGAAAATATTACGAGCACAGCTTACTAATAGCTTGTCGACTTACGGGCAAGACCCCACCTAGAATAACCCCGGAGCAAGAAGAAGAATTGAGAAACATGTTCGCTCAAATGCAAGAACCGTTTGAACAAGTGAGAGACAAATTGTTTCCAGAGAGAAAAAACTTTTTATCCTATTCTTATATCCTCTTTAAATTCTGCGAAATTCTTGGATTGCAAGATTTCAAGCAAAATTTTACTTTATTAAAGGGTCGAGACAAACTACACAAGCAAGATCAAATATTTAGAGCTATTTGCCAAAAATTAAATTGGAGTTTTACGCCTTCTGTATAACCTCAAAATTTATACTTTCGCACTTGGTTTTTTTATTTTTTTTATTAATACAATGGATAAGTACATAATTTCTGTGATTGTTTCCGTTATTGTGATTTTGATCTTATTGGCAACCGGTCTGTATTTGGTTTTTCATTTTCTTAAAAAAAATGAAAAAGGTACTGTGATTGCGAGAGGATCGGTGACACATCCTGGTGGAGATGTACAAGGGAATCTCCTAAATGACGTTAACGTTGCCAGCGCTGTTAAACAATTGATGGTGCCGACTCAAGATTACAGGGGCATTTCAGGATTAAATGTAACATGGTATAGGTTTACAATAACCTTTGCAACATCTCCAAAATACCATAACTATCAAGTGCTCTATAGTGACGCCGATCAAAATACAAACACAGTAGGTGTAAACAATATAATATCTATAGCTACACTTGGTAAAAATAATGAGGACGCTTCCGGAAAGAAGTCTTTTGTTGTTACTGTTATTGTGAAAGATCAAGACGACAACTCACAAAACAATTTTGGATTTGACTTTGTTGTTGTTGCTTAATTTTTATGTTTTTTCTTGCGCTGCAAAGCATCAGTAGAGTATAATTTTTTTATTTTTACTCACTAAATATTTAATGATAAGTCTACAGGCATTACACGATCCTAAAAATAAAATCGTAAAATCGGTGAAAAAATTTGATTGGAATCGCTTTATTCCCGGCGGATGGCTCGACTATGGACCACCTAGAGCAGTAACTGCTTATGGCGACGGAAGATACTATACGGATGACGGCGTTCCCTACGGGTTTAAGTATGGATTTACAGCATGGGCTGCGTCAATCCCAATTAGCACCGCAACAACTATTGGTGTGCCAGCGCCAATCCCTAGGCAATTTCTAAAAACTGGAATCTTGCGCAGCGTCAGAGCAAGTCTAAGAGAATACGGAGCTAAAGTTGCAGACCATTCTGGAACAGGCCTGTGGTGTAACTACTACAGCGAACGAAGCCATCGCATTTCTGCGCATACAGACAGCGAAGATTATTACGAAAGAAATTTTGAGAACGAACCACTCTTTGTATCTTTAACGCTATACGAAGATGGCAAAAAAAGTCTAGACAACTTAGCCCGTTTTCAAATTAGAAAAGAAAACGGCGACTGGACAACTATCGAGTTGCCACACTTGTCCCTTTTAGTCATGTCTGGAAACATTGAACACCGCGTCTTGGAAAGCGTGAAAAGTAAACCGTTTAGAAAAAGATTCAATATAACTTTTAGGACACCAGTTCGTTACGATTACGACATTGTAAAAAATTATAGATTTTTTAGCAACGCTGTTAGATATTATCGCAAACCATTCAGCATTTGTTTTCCACCAAACCTTGAAGACAAAAAGAAAAACAAATTGTTACAAAGCTATAAAAAAATTAGTGGTCGTGTCGATTGGTCGGAAATTTGCTTCTCCGATGCAATTAGCGATTTCACTGACGAAAATAATTTATCGTCAAAACAGATCAGGACCAATCTTTTGGAGGTTTTAGATGAATTTTTACAAAAACCAAAATACAGAGGTTTTAAGAGAGATGGGAAGCGACCTGCAAAGACGAGCACGAACATGGCATTGGTTGTGCTACTGAAAAATTTGATTCTTTTAAAGTCTTAAAACCTCCAATTTAAGTAACCTTTTAAATTTTCTCCAAATACAATAAATAAGAGTAGTAACCATGTTTAAAATTATTGCTACAATATTATATAATAGTTTCAAATTAAAGAACCCCCCCGTACAACTAGGTAGATGGTGTCACCCTGACTATTCAAAAAGTTGTAATTTGGATATTAAATCACATTTCGCAAACGTCGATAATAGTTCAAATAATACGGGTTTGTGTAAAACGTGTCATGCGACACGTATCAGTACAGTAAAAACCCCATCAACATCCACACTACGTGGAAAAAAAAAGTAGACGCGACACTGGTAACCATAGAACACGAGTTAATTTCTAGTGTTTGGTAGTGTACCATTTCAAACGAAGATGGCGAAGGCGTGGGGATGAACGTGTTCAATCCACGCAAAGCGTTATGAGTAATTTGTCCAACAACGTCGTCATGGACGTGATCGTCGTAGAATTCCATCGCAGCCACGTTCCCGTCATAACTTGCGTGGAGAATATTTTTAAACAGGAGAGTGTAATCTTTTTTTTTGCGGGGCCGTAAAGAAAAAAAAATAACATTATAAAATAAAGGCGAAAAATGAAATTGCAAGAAATATTATTCGTAGCATTTTTTGTGTTAATCATGTCATTTTTATCGACTTTACTGCATTCGTGGCTTGGAAATTTTAAAATAAAATATAATCTAGAAACTTTAGGCATAGAATTAAATAATTGGTTAAATGCAAAAAAAGTTAAGAATTACGTCGAAAATGCAAGATTGATAGATTATGTAAATTACCACGAAGTTCCGTTCCATGCGGACGACAACCAGCAGAACATATCCTCGGCGATTGATATGTCGCTAAAGAAAATAATTCACGATTATACGGATCATTACAATATAAATTTAGAAATTGAGCAAGAAGTAGAATGTGTGGTCTATTTCCCAAAGCTTGCTCTGTACGAAATTTTTAGTAAATTAAAGAATGAAGTACCGCAGCCAACTAGATTTCTTTTGCTAAAACAAAATTGCCAGCAAATTTATGAGTTAGAGCACTCAAATTACGTGTTTTTGAAAAATTTGGATTTGCACCCAAGAAATTACATCGACGATCAGTCATTTTTAATTATGTGTGGAGCTCCACGCCTTATTTGTGATGATTCCATGACCGCAAAAATGGCCCAAAAAGTCCAAAATAAAAATGCTATTATGTTGAGCAGCAAAGTCAGTCATATAAACCATGTGAAAACTACAGTTGAAATCTCCAAATATAGAGATACGAAAACTACGGTTGGAATCCTGACATCATTCAAAAATGAAGCCGCAAATATAGAAGAATGGCTTCGTCATTATGCATTCGAGGGAGTTACGCAATTTGTCTTCATTGATCGGAATTCGACGGATTCAACAAAAGAGCTCATAAATAATTTTATTCAAAATTGGCACGAGTCGAAAATTTACGTAGCGATTCTTCCGCAACCCAAACAAAACACGCTAGTCAATCAATTACGCCATTATGATCATTTCATGACGACAACGTGGGCTATTCACGTGCAGATAGATCAATTTGTGTACGCAAGGCAAAAATATAGAGACATTGTTTCTTTTGCTGAAAATATTCCCGAGGGTGTCGATAGCATATACTTATTTTGGAAAGTCTTTAATATTCCAGACGGTGCAAAATCGTTGATAAACGACTGCACCAAAACACAACCTACAGAATCCTGCTTTGGCATCGGGCAAACTATGTACAGAGTGAATAAATTACCGGGCAAGCCAGACAGGGTAAGACTTAAAAATTTACATCATTCGACCGGTAGTTATTACACGGACGCGTCAGGAAAAAAGTTAAAGGTTGACCAAAAACAGAATTTTCGTTGCAAATTGTCCGATGGCTTCGATGTTCATCTTAATTATTATAAACGCAACATCAGCAACTGCGACCGAGAAGACACTGAGCTAAAAAGAAAACAAAGGTTTAGAATAGAAATCTAAAAACGTGTTTATTATCAAAATGATATTCACAAATAAATCCAGATAGATTATTATTTCGTACATAATAAAATTTCAATTGTGATGAGAGTTTATTTAGACGAAGTCGGAAGGGGCAGTTTGTTTGGATCTGTTTTTACAGCAGCCGTCATCTTACCAGATGATTTAGAACCACCCTTCAAACTAAAAACATACGATAGTAAAAAAATTTCTGCTCAAAAAAGACAAAAAATTTCCGAATGGGTAAAACATAATTGTTTGGAATGGAGCATCGGAACAGCAAGTTCAGAAGAAATCGATCAGCATAACATATATCATTGTACGATGATGGCTTTTCATAGGGCCTTAGACGCGCTTAAAATACCGTTTGATGACATTTACGTTGATGGCAATAAATTCAAACCTTATTTCAGAAACGATAAATTAATACCTCACAAATGTATTATCAAGGGAGATTTAATACATGACGGGATAGGGTTTGCATCCATCATAGCAAAGGTTGCTCACACGTCGTACATTCGCGATCTGTGTTCGCAGGACGCAGAATTAAACGACAACTATGATTTATTAAAAAATCAAGGGTATGGCACAAAAAAACATATCGATGGTATCATATCACATGGCTTTTCCAAAGGACATAGATTGACGTTCAAAATAAAAAAAATTCCAGAAGAGTTGTACCAGGCAGTCGATATTGATTTTTAAAAAATTTATCTTTAAATAATAATAATGGAGTTTAATTTTAAAGTTCTTGTGGCAATTAATGTTATAATTGGAATCGTAAGTTTTATCGGATTGGTTTTGTCGTCTATAGTACATTTGTCCGAAAGATTCATAAATCAGAAACATGATCACGCCAATGACTCCAGCCTGGAAAGCCAGGTTCAAAGCCTTGCAAGTAGTGGTCCTAGGTATAAAGGAACCGCTGGCTTTACAAATTTTCAATCAAATCCACAAGGTACTTGGACTGGTGCAGGTATTACTGCAACCTACGGTGCTATATCAAATCCATCTGGATATGGTTCATTCCAGTTTACCTTTACGATGGCTCATAACTATGGCGATACTGATAGTTATCTTATACTAGCACAAGGTCATTTTCATAATGCAGGTGCAAGTGGTGATAGATCACAACCATTAGTTGTTAATATGGAAAAAATTAATGGTACTACTTTTATCGGTACAGCTGATTCTACTTCTGCACCGATAGATGATGCTAAGTTTGATCTATTTGTATTTGACGCTTAGCTTCATCACCATCGAATGGCGACGTTATTCAGAATTAAATGAAACACAAGAATTCGGAGTAGAATAATATCTCAACCATCGAATAGCAACGTTATTCGCATCTTGGTTTATTTTTTCAATACGAGTTATTAGGATTGCGTAATAATAATAGTTATTGCTACTCGTTGCTAAAGGACCTAGGTTTAAATTTGTTCCTTCATCAGTAGTTGCTACTGTTACATCAGTGTATTCACCTAGCACGTCCCAACTTGTGCCGGCTTCTGAGCCTAAAATCTTAAAAGACCTTGGGAGATTTTCAGAAAGTGCTCCACTGATCGTAAAAGAGGTCATTAAGACTGGATCGGGAAATTTTATTTGCAACCACTCACCATAGAGATTTTCGCCGCTAGCATCTATTTTATAAGCACCCTCCGTTGCACCTCCCGCATAATCATAAAAGGACGTTGAGTCAAGTTGCGTAGTGTACGCCGAAACACTCCCTCCGCCGAGTTGGGATTGCCACATAAAATCGTTATGCTGAAAACCATTGCGATGCAAAAACGCACCCCCGTTGCTAGAACTGCTTTCAAATACCCAAGTCTTTCCGTTTTTGGTGACCTGATAAGAACTCATTTCTTCATTTGTCAATGGCGGTTGTTTTACATCTAGAACATCTAAAGATCCCGGATCTTTCAACCATTCTAGCTCGCCGTTAAAAATGCTAGACATGCACCATATGATAAGAATTGCCTTTGCTATAAAACTTAGACTAATATAGGCTAATTCATAAGTTTTGAAATTAGACTTGGCATCACCGATGAACGAATTCACGACGTATGCAAGATTTACAACACCAAAACTAGCAAACATGACGAACACAACGTTAATTAGATGCGATATGAATTCTGGCGGCTTGCCGCCACCCGCATCAAAGTCATCTTTATTTTCCTTGCAATAATCGTAATTGTCGAAAGCCTGCGCCATGCCGTCGTACCATTTGTGATACACTGCGTACCATGCTCCAGCAAGCAAAGCCCAACCAGCAACAAGGGGAACTAATCTGTCGACGGCCGACCCGCCGTTTGCCACCGCAGATTCTATGCTGTACCCCTGGAGCATTTGCGCAAACGTAGCTACAATTGTTAAAATAAACAAATTTCTATTTCGATTGCCAGCAAGAATAGAAAGAATTCCTAACATTATACTTGCGGAAGCGCCGTATTCTATCCATCTATAAGGATTTTTACCAGAATCTATCGCAGATAAGTAAACATTGGATATGTTTGACGCATAAAACACGTGAGCGATAAATGTTATGATTGTAAAAACGAGTGTCATGGTGAGTAAATTAATTTCAGAATTAGTAGTAAAATAACCCTGAGCGGCCCAGCATTCGCATCTTTCCGTCTCGTTCGAAAGATCCCAACTTTCGTCAAAGAGAAAGACCGAAGTTTTGTCTGGATTATTTATGAAGTAGTACGCAACCAGCGCTACTAACAACAAACCGTGCAAAGAGGCTGCTCCAATATTTGCTCGAATCAAATTGTTTACAGGCATTTTCTTAATAAAGGAATTTTTTTATTTTGGATTTTAATTTACAATTTCTATTACACCACTTGGCAGGGAAACTTCATGAACGTGTAATTGATCAGTAAATTCATCATTATTGTTATAATAATACAAGCCTGCGGTGGCGTTCTCGGTGTTCCAAGTTATTGTTCCCAAGGTAATGCCGATCGAATCGGCGGGCGATTCTACTTCATTGAAACTACCACCGTTATTTTGTAAATATTCGAAGTCACTGGTGTCTGGGAAATTACCCCAGTTGTTAAAACCGCTTTCTTCCATGTAAGTTATATTCAAACTATTCCCACCACCAGGTACTTTTGTAAATTTGAGGACATCTCCCCGCTTCACCCGGATGTTTGGGGTTCTGTTGTGTGTGCGGTTATTGTCGGATTCTACAAGACCCAGTCTATCGCGCCCCGTCACTTTCCAAAATGAATGCGCGGCCTGTGCGTACCCCAAGGGTATTATAATATTTTCAATTTGAAGGTCTATAGTCCTGCTTCCGCTGTCATTTATGGTCACGGTGATATCAGTTAAAAGAGTCGTGAATTCCGGATCGGAATACAAATTAAACTTTAATGTCTCGCCCGAACTTTCGGTCGAACCACCAGACGCTGTTAAAACTGGTTTTTCATCAAGTAGTTGAAAATTTATAGGAAAATCGTTTTTTCGTAGACCGGATGTATCGCTTATTTGTCCAGATGAAAAGTCTGCTTGTTGAACACCAGTTATCTGGTAATAGTACAAGGTATCGTCGGAAACATTGGAAGTTGTTAGGTTAATTGACAATGAATTGCCCTCTTCAACAGCACTGCTTGGTGTCGTGTACAAAGCATATTGCGGAACGGCCGGTTGTGTGTCATCGTTTGTGTCGTCGTCGTTTGTGTCGTCGTTTTTTTGACGTGTCATTAAAAATACGCCAAACGCCGCACCCGCGGACAACAACAATAACGCGATCACAACTATGATAATTTTGCCCTTCTTATCCATTTGATGTGTAAATAGATAAAAAAAATTGTAGAGGGAGTAAAAAATTTTTTTTTTTCTCCAATCCAATACAAACGCGGACAGAACATAGCATGATCACATGTCTCACTTTTACACCCAACCATCACACAAACTTTTAAAAACTGATGACGACGAGGACGACGAGGACGCAGAGATAGTCGCCGCATCACGTCGTGGGGGCTACTTGCACGCAAGGAACTTGTCCGTGCGCAAAGTTACCTTCTCCAGAACAGTTCAGGTTTCTCATTCCTTTGATGTTGCTCTTCAGAAGAAGAGCCTCAAGAAGAAGAAACGCCAGAAGAAGAAGAAGACAAAAAATGACAACCCTTCAAGTTCTAAGGTTAAAAATAGCCTTGAAGAGGTCATAAGCAAGATGCCAACTAACTTGGGCGGTCCATACAACGACGAGAATTTAGAAGATCCCGGCACTGTGGATTATTTAATTAGAGAACTGCAGATTAGTGGATTTATCGACCCCGCGCCCTTGTCCACAAATCAACTTGAGCGTGAAATGGAGCGCATGCAATGGATTATGGATAATTATGGATAATCATGTTTAAGAGTAGCAGCAGCTAGATTCCCCCGCCCCATCTAGAAACTGATCTAAAATTTTAGAGATTATTTGCGTAGATAATAACCAAAAACTGCTCCGGTTTGTTTTGACATGCTGCACTCACTAAAAATATTATGTCTAACAAAAAGAATGATAGATGAAAAATTTTTGGTTGAATTACAAAATGCGACATCAGATTGTAAAAAAGATATTATTAAAACAACCTTGAAAAAATTATCTACACGCAACGCTCGTAGAAATTACTTGAAACAATTGGGAATAAAATTTGATGAAAAAAGGAAATTATTTTCTGGAGGAGCCGATAATGATCTAGAATTAAAAAGTTTATTATGTCCGATTACAAGAATGATATTTATTGAGCCCGTAGTTGCAGAAAATGGCGTCACTTACGAAAAAAGCGCGTTGATATCAGAATTGCGCACGTCCACAAATAATTTGTCTTTTACAAAAAATAAAGTCATGCTCTACAAAGTATTTAAATTAAAATCGGAAATGGGGGACAATCGTAAAATACAAACCTTCTTTAGACGCCATTGGAACAACAGGCTTGCTAAGAAAATAGGTCTTGGTACGTACTCGACGTTGAGCGGCTGGTCGAGTGGTACTGTTGGTGAACTGTATGGAATTGCGTCAAGAAATGACCAAATTAAAAACCGAATAGATACCATGCTCAGATCTCGTACAGGGAAGACAAAGACGTTGAACAACATGAAGAATCTTGCAAAAATGGTGTTATATTTGTTGTTGTTTTTTATGTTGTTTCGGGAAGGTTACGCCTGGCACTACTGGAACGTCCAAGAACCGAGAGCGAGGGAAAGAATAATGGGGACATTAAATCCCCAACAACTTCTGCGCTTACAGCTAAATAACGCCAGGGGGAATCCCGAAGAACTTCTGCGCATACGGAAAAAGTACGCCTTCGAGCGCGCGCGCGGTCGCGAGCGCGCGGAATTGCTACAACAACTTGACAAAACAATCACGCAGATTGCACGGCGCGACCAATTCGAAGAGGGGCTTATGTCTACAGAGCCACCCCTCGAACCCTGGGGCGACGACGGGTGGCTTTCCTACGCCCTTTCCCATCGGTGCGACCGATTCGAAGGGGTTTGTGTCGAGGACGACGGAACCATAAAGGACGACGGCGGCGAGAAGTCCTACGTTAATGCTTACGATATATTATTCCCCAAGTTGCGCCCTTTCGCCTAAACCCATAATTTTCTGCGTCTTCAAAGTCGTGTCCTGCTCAGCCGATGGCTGCCGATGGCTCTTCGGATGGCAGGACACCGGCTTTTAATTTTTTATCACTAAGAAATGTTAGGATTGAAAAAAAAATTCTAGATTAAAAGAGATGGATCCTGGTATGATGCTATATTTATTTTTCTTGTCATCCTATATTCTATTGCCAACTCGTTTATTATTGTAGTTTGTTTTCTCATCATTTAAAAATGAGCTTTCACGTATTAAAAAAAAGAGATAATGACACATTATCTTCATTTTGGCACGCCGACGCCGAAAATCTTCCGAACATTCCAGACGTGTCTTTTGTAAACCAAAAATTACGAGATCATGTTATTAATGTGATTGGGAAAGCGAGACCTGTCGTAGAGCGTCAGATTCAAGAACTTGTTGCAATCAAGCACATTGACCCGTGGCAAAATATTGTTCACGAAATGGCGCTGCCGTCAAAAATAGATAGGAATGCGTTGCAAAAGATAATAAAAATACCTGAAAATTCTGTTTCGATGCACATAAAACCAATCGATTACATCGCAATAGGAATTTATACGTGCTTGCTATTATCAATAATTCCTATATTATGCATACATTTTATACACAAAAAAATTCCCAAAGAAGGAGTTGATTATATTTGTTTCGCTTTTGTGTTGACAATCATTATTACGGCGTTCTTGCAAATACACGTTCATGCTGGTAACGAATTTATCAAAGACCAATTTGTGTTCGTTAATTCATCTGAAATCTTGGGACTTGGAAACTTGTGTTTGCAAGAAGTACCTGGTTTAGTACCTCGCGAGAGCATCTTTTGGAATTTGACCTGGGAAGCTTTAAACATAAATTCTGAATTACAAACTTCAGAAAATGACACGAGCCCGTTTAATTTTCAACTGAAAAAGGTTGTCATCCCCGTAGAGATAGAAATAAAAATAAATTATAAAGATTACAACAGAGTAGTAGGGAACGAAGGAAACCACACAAAAGTAAGTGGTATTTTATCCGCTCTTCATCTAAACCCCATAGTACACACAAAAGACGTTACCTTTGAAAGAAAATTGTATTTTGGTAAAGATGTAATAAAAAAAGATAAATACAACACTAATAAGATACTTAATCAAGTAGTTTCTAATGTTTTCAAATTCGTAAAGAAAGAATTAGAACAAGATATTATAAAAATAATTACAGATATAAAGAATGTCTAGTTCTGGAATTATAGATGACCCCAAGAAACTGGAAAAAAAATTTTTAAATTTGGGGAAAAAACAGTTTATGGGGGCGGTTGCGTATTTATTCAGCTACTTGACGGTTTGGTATGGAACAGTGCTGATATTGAGTGATTATGATTCCGACGGGTGGTTTACCGCCCCTAGAAAGCAACAGTGGGTTGGTCTAGGATTTCAAATAATCATAGGAATACTGGTTTGGCTACAAGTATGTTTTACTTTGCAAGGAGATTCAAAAAAGCAAGGATAATAATTTCTCTATATTATATAAGAAATGAGTCGCCTAAAAAAAAGTTTGCAAAAATCAGGAGTTTCGGGCGGCGGTCCGACCGATGGGGATTCTTCGATGAATGTTGAAATGGATGAATTCGAGGGCGGTAAAAATAAGAGGAGAAAGAGAGCTTCTAAGAGAAGAAGCAAGACCAAGAGACGCAGCAAGACACAAAACGAGATTGCTCAGAAAAGAAGAGATCACGAAGAAAAACGCATGGCGGACGAAGCGGAATACGAAAAGCAATTGCAAACTCTGACACTGAAAAATTTTGAAATGGATGAATTCGAGGGCGGTAAGAGGAGAAAGAGAGCTTCTAAGAGAAGAAGCAACAGCGCCAGGATTAAGACCAAGAGACGCAGCAAGACACGCAGCAAGACACGCAGCAAGACACGCAGCAAGACACGCGGCAAAAGGACCAGAAATTCTAGGAAATCAACACGTAGGTATAGCGAGATTGATTACTTTACTAAAGATTACCACGAAAAACGCATCGAAATGATAAAAAAACATATACGTATACAGCAAAAGATTTTAGAGTTGAAACAACTTACGAATCCTCAACCAAGGTACAGCAGTTACAACACTTACAGAGTAAGCTCGTTTACTGATGATAACAATGAAATCGAAGACCACGGTTATTGCACCGCTAGAAACGAAAATTCGTGTAAAAAAAGCAAAGATTGTGATTGGAATCCGTCTATGGATGAGAACGGCTTGTGTAAATTAAAAAAAACCTACAAACCTGATTATGGATTTTCGCCATACAGTCCACACAACTATTATAGAAATAGTAAGACGCACGATCTTGGATATGGACCTAAAGGATTTGGTTATTATTCTAAAGAATACAGCAACATGTTTAAACTTCCGTTCGACGAGAACGGTAATGCACTTCCTGCACCACCCGCTGGACTTTGAATACCTGCGAATTAAACTTCATCAGGAATAGCGTTGAGCTGTTTCATTTTTATATTAGCGCCAGTGCCATATAGATTATTTGTCGGTTTCAAAGTCTGTAAAAACGTTCGCAAGCCGTTTATGCCATATTTTTCTGATATGGCATTTAAATTTTTTTGCCCCTCTTTGAAGTTTGCATCAAAATCATATTTTTCTAAAAGTTTTTCGGCAGAAATCCTTCTGGATTTGTACGCGTTTCTTATGAAGGCACCTGGAAACAGAATAGTCAGGATCAACGTGATCACTAACATGCTGACCAGCATTGGATAGACCGTTGGATCAACACCAACCAAGGCAGCGAGTGAAAACAAGAGCGCGTACATCAAGTACGGATTTAAATTTTTGAAGGCACCAGATTGCAGATTTCTGACGCAAAGTTTGTTGGAACAACTAGTTTGCGGGTTCATTAATTGCCATGCCATGTCTTCAAATAAGAACAGGGCTATGACGCACACCAATATTCCCCGCTCTAATTGAATACCAGAGTTTATGTCTTCTGGGTCTACAAACAGCCAGGTAAAATGTAACAACGTAATAACAGATAGAGCTAAACAAAAGTGGTATGCTGTAAATCCGCCAATTAATCTTTTCGTCGGAATCATCGCCGACCACCCAAACCTACCTTCAGTTTCTATTTCCATGGCAGCAATGATCGTAGCCGCTACGGGAATAATTGCAATCGACGACCATGGTAAAATCTGTTGTTCTGTTTCAAGCCTAGTGTCAAAATCGCTAAATAACAAATAACAACTAGCCGCGTTGAGAACAACAATGATGACAATAACGCCAATAAAAATACCTAGGTTCATCCCCCTTGCTTAAGGTATTTTTTTTTTTAATATGTATATGTAAATCAGGATGAAAGACAAAACACACGTGCTTGCTCAAACTTTTCTAAATTTTCAAAGTCAAGATCGAGATCAAAAAGTTTGGCCGGAAACTAATAAGTATCAAATTGACATTCCAAAATTCAACGGCGTCACAACCATAAAACTAGCGTCTTTTGAAATGCCGTCGATGCCTAAATACACCATTGAAAGCGAAAAAAATGACACCTTGCATTTGCACGAAGGATGTATCATCGGGTGCGCTAAAGATTTTTCTGCTAAGTTAGACCCCAATTCTACATCTCTATTTTTATACGAAAATCAATTATTGTTTACGTATTGCGAAAACGACGTATATTTTGAAAAAGTTATTTCAATCCCTTCCTACGACAATGCGTGCAAAATAGATTTTAACTCTTCTCCCAGCGACGGAAACGCTGTTCGAGTAACGGTCACCTCGGTAGCGCCTCACGGCTTGCACCCGAATTATCGCGGAATCGCATGGCTGCTTAATGGACCTTTTGAAAACGAGATGATCAGCGACGAAGCCGGATTAAAATCAAATGTCACAATCATCGATAACAACTCTTTCGAGATCGACGTGGTCTCGTTGACGTCATCCCCTAACACCAGCATGTGCACCATGCACGCCAAGGAGCCTTCGTTCCAGGAATTAGCAGAACAAATAACAAATTATTGTAGATATTTAAATACAAATCTCGTCTGTTTATTCAACAACGGCGTCTTCCAATTTAAGTACGTCTCGGTTAATCCCGCATCCAAAGTCTCGTTGTATTACAGCTATAACAGGGGGGACGCATCTGGTAATCCGAGAGGATTGGGATTTTCTATTGGCTGTCCTCGTAATTTGTTTGCAAACGCCAATGCAATAAATTGGACGTGCGAATCTAATACGCCGGAAACAACTGAAATAAAATTTCCGGCTGGAATCATAGATATTTCAACGATGGGAAATCTTCTTGGAGAACGTTTGAATTCGTTGAACTTAAGCTATTCTGTGCCGCATGGCTCAAATGCGTTGCACATGGGTGTGACAGATTATTTGGGATCGACACATTCCGTGTACATTCCAGTGGGGAAGTATTCCGTGGTTTCGTTCAAATCACACTTAGAGGCAGAGCTTGCAAGTAAATGCGGCGGAAGCTGGACACTAACGTATGCTAACCGAAGATGGGTCATCAATAGCACTGCGGACTTTGTTCTACATTTTTCTACGAGCGCTGAAAGTAACTCTGCGTGGTCCAAGCAATCGGGCGCCCCATCGTCTGCAAATTCTGTAAATATCTTGGCAAGATACCTTGGATTTGTGCCAAATTGTTCTTACTATAGCAAAAATAAATGTTTAACATCCGTCGAGAATTCATCTCTTGCTGTGCTCATGAAATATCCTAGACGATCAAAAATAAATGATAACACTGTCGTTAGTATGATACAAAATGAAAATGCTGAATCATGTAGAAATTTGCAGAATACGTACGTTATAGGATCTAGAGATCCCCCGACCAGGAAAATTGGATTTGGCTGCAGGCGCAACCAGACTCTCTCTTGCTCGATAACTTCTTCGTCTCTCTATACTGGATCGGGCAGCGACGCGCTATCGAACGCAGATTCCGGCGCAGTCTACTATTTGACGGTGCAACCTAGCTCCTCATACGACGTAACACCGCCATTGTTTTTCGAAGTTGGTTGTTTTGTGAACATAAGCAACGCGACCACGTCTACAACCGTGACAGCACAGGTCGTATCTTTAGGAACAGACGCAATGACAGCTACCATTGCTTTGCAAAAAGATTTGGCTGTCAAATGTTTCAATGACTTAGAAAGCACATCATACCCAATAAGTGTCAACGTGTTTCCGTTTCATGTTCCAAGGTTTTCTCTGCACGGCAGCAACAGAAAACATACCATCAAACAAAGAATCGGTTTGTTGGAAGATGTCGACATAAGCGACTTTCAAGATCTTTCCGGTACTTGGAATGTTGATCACGAACCAGCTATACTGCTTAAAATAAACGCAATTGGAGCTGTGCCGAATTCTCAATCAACTTCTCTCATTCAATCATCAAATGTTGTTTCCTCTTGTCTAGCAAGAATATCGATCAGATCGAGTGGTGTCACGCATGTTAATTCCATGGGTTCCCAAGAATTAAACTTCTCCTCTCAAAACATTTCGAAATTACAAGTAGAACTGCTAAATAACGACGGCACTCCATACGAATCTCACAAATTGAATCACAATATTTCTCTAATTATTCAATACAATCAATAATTAAGGCTGTTGCGCAGCGTTGCTAGCGTCGTCGGCTCGGTTAGCGACAAGCGCCGGCGGTCGTGTCAGACGATCCGGTACTGTTTCGTATAACGTATGGATTCTATCGCGCAAGTCTATGATCATTTGCGTCAATTCACCCTCTCGGTATTGCGCACCTTCTATATTTTCACCGCTGCCCTGGCGGGTGCCCTGGCGGGCGCCCCGCAGACCGTCCATCGACATTTCAATTAAAGTTGTCGCTACAAATTTTTTTGGAGAAAAAAAACTGCCTTTTTTCTCCAGAAAGATTTCAATCTGCGTTTGTTTTCAAAATAAATAAATACTGATAAAAGCAAATGGTGAATTTAAATAACGTCAAGCCAGTCAGCGGGGACGAACTCAAATCGATGCAGCCCGGAAGCTTTCTGAAGCCCGGCGAGCAATCGCAAATGCCACCGCAAATGCCACCGCAAATGCCACCGCAAATGCCACCGCAAATGCCACCGCAAGCGCCACCACATCAAAATGCGCAACAAATGCCGACAGCCAAAAAGGAACAAGAAATTGATTTTACGGATCCAACTGCCATGTTTGATTACGTGCTGTACTTTCACCCAAAATCCAACCCGGCGATGAAAATTTATAATCACGTACAAACACAAACGCATTTAAAAAATAAAATTTGGATGCAAAACATTTCAGAACTTTCATCAGTCGAATTGCAACAATCACCCTGGTGCAACGGCGTCCCAATTTTAGTCAATAAAAGGAAAGGCGAAGCTTATCGTGGGTATTCCGCCAGCGCCACTGCCTTAAACGACGTGCCGCATCGCGCACTGCCCATGAGTTCCAACCAGCAAGAATCGGGCAGCTCTGTCAACCCGGCATTTGGGTTGACTGCCCGATCCTAAATTGGTTTACTAGCAGTCTTCTAGAATTATTATTTCGGGGTAGGGGTTTTTTTTTGGATCGTTGATGTCTTGTTCGTCAACGTAAAATTCACTCGACATGCGCAACCTTATCTGTAACGATATGATGATTGAAAGGTTGACAAAACAAATACAATTTGCTATAATGAAAGGTAAGGATTTGATCAGAACAGCCGATGTTCCAAGAAATAGGCACGCGGTCAGTTCCAGAATCAAGAAGTTAAATTCAATTTTTACGGTTTTGACAAATTGCTCTCTTAAGAGTGGAAGTAATCGAACAATTAAAAAAAAGGCTCCACAAAATCCAAATAAATCGCTAAGTAACATTATTTTGGAGAGATTTTAAATTTACTGTTGTCTTCCAAAATTTGCAAATTTGAATTGTCATGGAAAAAATAAAGCACCCATCAACAAAAGGCGACTTCGATGCCATCCTGAAGGAAGCACAGGATAAACTTGTAGTTGTTGACTTCACGGCCACGTGGTGCGGTCCGTGCCAGCGCATTGCGCCCGTGTTCGCAGAGCTTGCTGTGAAATTTCCGCAAGCGTATTTTGTCAAAGTAGACGTCGACGAGAATCAGGAAACAGCCATGGCCTTCGGCGTGGCGGCCATGCCTACGTTCAAGATTTTTCGAGCGTCTGTCGAGGTGGGTATGATTAAAGGCTGTGACCCGGATGGCTTAGCAGCGCTCATTTCAGAACACGTAAAAGAACAGAACGACATTCTGATTCCAGAGAAAACATTGACGGAAAAAATTTTGAGTAAACAAACAGTTGATTTCGCCTCGATCACTAATGAGCAGGCAGAGGAAGTTCTTTATCATTTGTTTGATCCCGATACCGGCGCCCCGGACCTGAATTATGTGGAAGAATTATGTCAACTTTTTCCCATAGCATACAACAAGAAATTTGAAATGTTCAAAGATAAGCGCGAAAGGCTTGATTACATTTGGAAAAATTTGGACCCTCTTTGGTATGTTTTGGAAAAAGACGATGCATTGTCTACCATGCTAGTAGACATGATTAATCAACAATTATATGGAAAATTCATTCGCGTCCCCCAACAAGAAACTTTGGAAAAAACTTTGGAAAACGAGTCGGGGCCGTCATATTATAAAAGAGGTTCTATAGATGTTTGGGATTTTATCAGAGACCAGAATCTTGATTTTCATCTCGGAAACGTCATAAAGTATACATGTCGAGCGGGATACAAAGACCATCATAATAACATATCGTCTAAAATAGAAGATTTGAAAAAGGCCATTCACTACTTGAGAAACGAAGTCGAATATAGAACAAAACGCGCTTAGGCTAATTCTTTAAGTACCAGCAAAAATAAAACTATAAACAAATAAATTTTTTTTGTTTGGTATATAATAAAAATGCATGCAAAACAAGTAATAAAAAAAACTTTACAAGCGTTGCCAACTAAAATATCAAGAAGAACGTATTTAAAAACGTTAGGAATCAAGTTTAACAATAGTACTAACTTGTTTGAAAACATATCGGGGGGTGCCACGGGTAACATACATTTAGAAGATTTTATATGTCCGATTACTCAATGCATATTTATTCAACCAGTAGTTGCCGCAGATGGGTTTACTTATGAGAAAACTTCTTTAGACAGACTTGACATGTATCCTATACGAACATCAAGCGGCGTCGTTTTAAGATCTCGTCATTATATCCCAAACATGATTGTGCGCAACGCTATACGACACTTAGTGTCAGAAATGGGAACAAATCCCGAAGTACAACATTTCTTTGAAGAAAATTGGAACTACGAGCTCGCCAACGAGTTAGGTATACCAATGTTTACAGTTCCGTCTGTCATCCAACCGCATCTTGGACTTGCACCCCCATCAATGCTGCGCCGTCAAGCAGAAGATAGGGCACAGCCGACACAGGCAGAAAATACATCACCGCCACAGGTGCCTCGCTTGCGGCGATCGGCGCCGCGACTTAGTTATAGCGAGCGCTCAAGGGAGCTGTTATCTCTACTGCGGGGCGTCAGCGTCATGAGTCCGATGACCTCTGAACAACAACGTGAATTGGAGAGACTAACTAACGAGGTGGCTGCAGACCGGTCCACGGTCTCGGAAGAGAACCGAAGGAGAATAGATGCATTAGCTAGTGAACTGTTGGGAGAACACGACCGTATAGTTAATACGCCACCACCTCGACAATCGAGAAGACAACTTGACGAAGACGACCTTGAATCTGTCAGACGAAATCTAAATATAACTTCCTACAGTTAGAAACTACGGCGCCTCGCAACAAGTCAGAATTCATCATTGAAACTCCATGTGTCGGGATCATCAAATCGGCGTCTGCTACGGAGACTTCAAGAAACTTCGCGAAAGTTGCTAGCCCTGTCATTAAAACTCCACGTGTCAGGATTATCAAATCGGCGTCTGCTTCGTCTGCTTCGTCTGCTTTCGGATGATGTGGTTGGCGGGGTAGAAACGTGTGACGGAGGGCTCAACGTCGCGCTATCCCTGTCACCGTGAATCGTACGGGTCCACGTGCGCGTCGGAGTCAAATCACCGAGCCAGAAAAATCGCCGAGCTCTTCTTTCGCGCTCCGGATATAAGGAACCTGGATCGCCGCGGTAGTCGGCGCGCCCGCGATGGAGCTGCTGGAGCTCGGTGAAGAGGACCACCTCCCCGTCGACTCCGAGACGGATTGCTGGGCCCCTCGGGGTCTGGATAGCCGTCATAGTGCCACCGGTCTCGATAAATCTGGCGACATTGGCGGCGACCCGCCGCAGCCTTGCTCGCGTCGCCAAGCTACGCCGGAGTGTTCTCGTGACGATTCGGCTCGCTGACGTTTGTTCTGACGTTGGGGCGTTTCCTTCGCGCCGCCGCCTTGCTCGTGTCGCCGCCAACTCAGAAAAATATTCAGCAGACGGCGGCATGGCTTGTTCTGACACAATGGTTTCTGCAAGGCTTTTGACGACAGCCGGAACTGTAAACTTTGGTATGCCCAGCTCTCTGGCAAGATCGAAATTCCAATTTTCTTCAAAGAATTTTTTTACTTTGGGATTTGTTGCCATTTGCGACACTAAGTGTCGTATAGCGTTGCGCACAATCATGTTTGGGATATAATGACGAGATTCTAACATGACTCCGCTTGCTGTTCGTATAGGATACATCCCCACATAGTCTAAAGAAGTTTTCTCATAAGTAAACCCATCTGCGGCAACTACTGGTTGAATAAATATGCATTGAGTGATGGGACATATAAAATCTTCTAAATCTATGTCACCCGCACCCCCAGAAATGCTTTCAAACAAGTACTTACTATCGTTAAACTTGATTCCTAACGTTTTTAAATACGTTCTTCTTGATGTTTTACTTGGCAAGGTTTGTAAAGTTTTCTTAATTACTTGTTTTGCATCCATGTTTTATATGTGTAAAACAAAAAAAAATCCTGGAGAAATCTAATTTTTTAGATAATCAAGTTTTTCCCTCAATTCTTTATTGGTCATGGTTCCGCGTTTGCGCCACGGGAATTCTTTGATAGCGGGACATTTTTGCAAGCGGTGACAAAATTTTTGTGGTTTATGAAAACCAATCGGATCGTCTCTTTCGGTCTTGAGGCAGCGCACGCCGCTGATAGGTTCTTTGACTATTTCAGAATCGGTTGCTCTCGCCGTAAAGTCTTCGTGCTGATTTTGAAATTCCGCCGCTTCGAATAAATTGGGAAGTTTGCACGATTGATCTCGTTTGCAAGCTCTTGTCAATTTTACGTCTTCTGGGTGTCGCATTTTTGCAGCAATTTTGTGGCATTTTAAGACGCAAGCCGGATGGTCGTTGCTAGAGCCGTTAGCGTCGCAACTCGTGGTGATGACTTCGCTGTCGATGTCGTTGTGTTCAACGTCACATAAGACGTCGTCGCGCGTGCTCTGCTCTTCCAGAACTTTTGACAATCTAGCCATGGTGTGCGTGTTTCTCAACGAAAATCCACCGTTTCCACCGACGCCCCTATTGTCATTCTTGCCGGTCCACCATTTCCACGGCGCTCCAATGTAGTCGTATTCAGACAATGTGTTCAACCTAGACACGGTGTCTTCGGCGCTAGGGTCGCAAAACGCCGAGTCGGTTTGAAAAACGATGGTGTGACCGTCTGGTAGATTTTCGTACAATTTTGATTGGGTCATATAGTTGCTGTATCCACCAATGCTTAAATTTTCGACCTTCATGTTGTGCAATCGCACATTTTTGTACTTATTTGCTATAGCCTGTGAAAGCTCTTTATTTTTATTACCGTGGTGTAAATGTATGGGGACTTCAGCGCCGAGTGTTTCAGCGACATTGTCCACCACCCAGTCAAGAGCAATGTGATTTCTTGGTTCGACAATTAATGCCGAAGTGACTGGCATCTTTTATTATGTTAGACAAAAAAAAATACTATAATCACTTGAAGAATATAGGTTTTTTTCGTCGACAATTAAAATGATGAATCGTCTTTTTGCTATTAAAACCTTCTGGGCTCCAAACCCAAGTTCCAAATTTCACCGAGTCAAACGGTGACAATTTGTTCATAGTATACTCCATGAACCGCGGCAAATTTGGTTCGCAAAGAGGGTAGACGACATCGCGCCAGTAGTCCGTCGTCGTTAAATGATTCTGGTCTGTCCAACATGGCGTTTTGATGAAAGTATTATTCTCAGTTTTTTTGATATCGCCAAATCCTTGGTCTTTGGGGGCTTTCCCCAAATTATGACACGCTTGCAAAATCCCAGTCTTTTTAGGATCTCTGTGGAAAACGTTATTATGATCTTTGTTGAATTGCACCATTTTTAGGTCAGGATGTTGTTGCATGTCTGCCACAATACTGTTCACATCTATGTCTCTCACAAACTCTAGATCGTGTTGGACAAGCATGACATATTTCGTTTCTACTAGTTTCATGGCGTTGTTAATGTTTCCTGTAAGACCCCCCCAAGTCTCGGCTTGGACGAATTCTATAGGTATGTCAAAAGTATTCACTTCCAAATATTTTTTCAGGGACTCTAGATATTTTGGATAGGTGTCTTTGAACTCTTCCCGCTTCTTTTTTGGGTAACACGCATGCATTCTCTTCTTGTCGCATTGGTCGTCTGGAATAATGTCGTGGGCAAGAATAATTTTTGAAACGTTTCCTTTGATGTGGCTAAAAACCGATGATAATATTTTTTCCATGCAAATAGTTTCTGGATGAGACGGAACCGGCGACGCAGATATTATCATTGTGACGGGCTCAAAATTTTTTTTCAATGAAGTAGGTGCCTTTGGTTTTTCTGTTGAATTTCCCGAAATCATAAACAACGCTAAAACCGCGCCGATGAAGAAAATCAAAAATAACATTAAGTATATAATAATCATCATCACTTTTTAATATTGTAAATTAAAAAAATGGCCAATTTTATGAATCTGACAACTGACCATATGAAAAAAATTTCTCAACCAAAGCAATTGCCGACGTGTGTTCAAGCGCCTTTTTTGCCCGAGTGCGAACTAGAAAGGACTCGGGGTGTTCAATGTCAGTCCGGTTCTTTCGCAATTACATTGCAAAATGGTTCGCTCATCGTCGGTAAAATGTGGGAAACAAGAAGTAAAATCTCACGTGACATGTATTACAGGGAAATGGAAATCAACGGCGTGAATTTTCAGTTAAAAAATAAAAATAACAATTTCAATCAAGATCTTTTTAGTCCACTTACAGACGGAGAAGAATTTGACGCGAGCGCCATACAACCCAACGCCGTAGGCAAGTTTTCTCTTTCAACGTCGGGCGCCATGTGCAGGCATGGCCTATCTTCGCGCTACAGCCTTAATTACTGATCTAACTTGAACACAAAGTTGTCGGTGGGTAAAAAGGAATTATACGAGTGATAAGAAATATTAAATCCCAGCTGTTGCACAAAAGTTAGGAATTCCGAGACATTTCCATTTTGAGTGTCATCTTGCAATTGATGTCCAACCCATTTTATGTATTTCTGAAATTTAGATTGCATGCTGGGGGATAATTGTTTGAACTTGTTAATAATGACATCAGTTGGTGCGTAAGAGTAAAAACCGTTTGGGGCAATGACGAAAGAAAGTTTTCTGTTTCCCCCGAATTCTGGATGCTTATGGATGCTAACCATCAAATCAGCGCTGGATACCCTCTCACCCTTTGGATGCGTATGGGCGCTGACGGCGCCGGGTTTCGAACGAATTGAGCAATTGCCTTTGTTTGGAGAGCAAGTATTCCCAATCAAATAGTTTATATCGTTTAAATTTCCAGAATTGTCAAAATTGAGATCAAAGGACAGTTCTCTGTCGTTGGGCGATAATTTACGCATCAATAAAATATCACTTCCGCTTAGGACGACTCGATTCATTTTATATACGTTAAATATTTTTTTGTGTAAGTTTTAATATTTTTTTAGAAATTAAGATGAATAACATGAAGACTAAAGGAATGAAAACAAAACCGATCAGGCAGAAAAAATGATTCCAGTCTGAAAACTCGAACAACGGCGTAAGGTAGCAGAGCGGCCAGGCTAACTTTCCGCTATCTATGTCAACAAGCTCCTTCGGTCGGCGATTCTGGGTTGCAATCACTGGTTGAATGGCAAACTTTTTAAACAGCGAGTATTGACAAAATCCCTCCTGGCTATAGGGTCTTTTGAACTTATGAGCTGCGACATTCGTAATTACAGACACGTAATGTCTGTTTATTATGTAGGCGTGACCCGTGAATGGAATTGATGACCAAATCAACATGGACGTGCCTCCAAGACTAGAAACCGGAAATGCCGGACCGACGGGAATATGTCCTACGTGCAGGCTAGCCCACGAGTAAGGTTTCCTATCTAACTTTATGATGGCATTTTCAATAATTTGCTTGGCTGCTGGTACAAACTCGCAATCGTCTTCTATGACAAACAAGTGAAAATTTCGCAATTCTTTTTTTCTACAGAAGTGCGATATGGCTCGCAAATGAGCTCTTTCGACTGGCGCATTTTGTAAATCTTCGTGATATCGCGGCGACCCATCTACCTCGTGAGCAACTATTCCAACTTCCTTGCACCTCGCAATCGTTTCCTTCGCAAAAGTATTATTGCTTGGGTTTGATATGACGCAGGTATATATTTTATTATCAAAGTTCATTTCCTCAGCACACTTTGGTTTAACGTAAGAGATATGTCTAGATCACTTAAACGAGCCAGGGGATCGTCTTCATCTTCTACGACTTCGTCGAGATTTACTACATCGTGATCAGATTCAATCGAATCCGACAACTCAGAAGAGTTTTGCGGCGGCGGAGGAGGAGGCGCTACGGGTTTTGCGAGAACGGAAAGTGCTTTGGGTTGAAAACACGCAGATATCCAATCCCTGTGACAATTTTTACATTTCGTTTCTTCTCGCAAGTAGATGGTCGTAATTTTCCACTCTTCTTGAAAATATATAGTATCGTCGTTTGGAAAGACGGTCCCCCCGCAAAAACATGCAATGATATCACAGGACGTCTTCGCATGTGCATGTTTTTTGAAAAATTCGACCAATTTTTTTTTCTTCTGAGATGTGATTCTGCTAAGTTTTCCAGTCTTCTCTTTTAACCAAATATTTGAATCGGCATGAAACGTGAGCGTAATTTCACTTTTTTTGTGCATGTTTTCAAGGCAAGAAATACCAGTAGACTCTTGTAGTTTTTTATTCATCACATTTCTAAAATTTACTAAATTTTGATCATCGTACACGATACCCACGCCAATATCATCAGAATTTTCATCTGTAAACACGTTGTCTACGTAGGGTTGATTCTCTTCACCTCCTCCAAATTGCAAACTTGCGCTACTGGCCATTTCAAAAGATAAATAATTTAAGTTGGATGATGTAGTTTTTCCAGGAATTAAACTTTTGACTTTTTCCAAGGTAAAATCATGATTTTGGAAAAATTGCGGAGATGTTATTTTTGATGATTTCATGCGGTATTTTAATTGACATGTAATAATGATTTAGGGCAAATGAACGATCACAATAATATCATAAATTGTATTGACTATGTAAACATTAGTAGCAAAGTATGGTAGAATATACGGCAATGCAATTGGAATTGTTAAACAGATGGAAGCGCGGAGCTGCGCTAATGGCACAGGATCACAGTCGTTCTGCTACAATATCTAAAACAAAACATTACAGGTTAATGGTGCCAGCTATTGTCATCCCTTTAGTCATGGCTCCTTTTGAAGGAATAGCGCACGAATACGAGTGGATCGTTTACGTGAACATTTCTGCTTTCGTAATATCCGGCGTGACGTCTGGCCTTGCCGCCTTTTTTAACTATTCGCAAGAAGAAGCGGCTCATGTGACAGCAGCGTCGGGATACAAAGAATTGATCACAATGGTTGACTCAGAATTTACAAAACCGCATGCGGTCAGAGCGCCCGTTGAGATGTTATTACAAAAATTACAAATGAAGTTGCACTTCATAGAATCCGTTGCGCCGTCGATAGACGTTGCGCCATTAGTTAGCGGCGCTTTGTCATACAGCGAGGACGATGACGCAAGGGTAGCGCACAATATTGATTTAGAAGCCGCCGAGGAACACGTAGAAATGAGGCGAAAAAAGCGTAAAAAGCTTCGCATTCCTAAAACATCCTATGTATCCAGAGGGGTTGCTAACACAGAAGACAATTCAAGTAGTAGTGTAATGAATTTGTGATGTGTTGTCTTTAATTAAACCTTCGTCGATCGTAACCATTTTTTTTCCTATTTTTTATTAAAATGAAAAACTCCTTTCTGTTTTTCTCATTTTTAAGCATGACTAGGCATGCTGCTGCTTTCTTCAAATGTTATGAAAATCCGGTTGTAAACAAAAATTCATATGTAAAACAGCACGGGGTCTTGGTAAACGACGTGATTACCGGTTTTGGTCCGTGTATTTTAGAAGGAGACGAAATTGAGGTTCATTACACGGGCTACTATTATGCGCCGGGCGCTGTGAATGGCATAAAATTTGACGATTCGACAACTCAAAAAAAAGGATTTATTTTGAAATATGGAACATCTCCACTAATTTTAGGTTGGAACCTAGGTCTGGAAAATATGAGACAAGGTGGCATACGAACGATCATCATACCACCCAATCTCGCATACGGAAGTGAAGTAGTGTCGCGGGGAACGTCAACAATACCGGCTAATTCCGAACTCTTATTTGATCTGGAACTGGTCAAGGTCAAAAAAAAAAAACAACGGACCTGTCGTCTACGAAATTTTCTGAATTGATTTGAGTTATGACGGCTGGATTTTTACTCTCCAGCAGTTCCCCAATCTTCCACTCCGCCCACGCCGTTGATAGTTACGCACTTAAAACCACCAGGAATGACGTGGTTCGATGTGGCATTTTGAGTCGTAACGTCGGCGTCATCAGCGGGATAAGTCCACTTGACTTCGTCTACGGTTGCCAGGCAATTTCCGCCGGCGTCCTTTGCGCGGTTGCATAGATCAAACATGGCCAAAACTTCCAACTTGTCGTTGTTGTAACTCGGTGGTCTCTCGGAAATTTCCTTGAGGCCGGGCTTGATCTGATCGACAATCTCAACGTCATCATTCGAAGCCCATTTTTTTGACATGTTATTTCGTGCCTTTTTCTGTCTCTTGAGTACATGCCGGTCGTCTGTGTCGCTTAAATCTGTAGTACATTTCCCATTATTGTTTGGGTCATTCCCATTGCAACCATTATTATCATTACACTCCTTGCCCCTTAATTGAGGATCCCCAGCTATGCAATAATGTTTCAGACCAGATCCTACGTTTCTTTTATTGTCATCAACTGTACCCTCGTTGCTATTTCGCCTCCCCATGTCAAAATCTTCGTTAAACATTTCTTCGGTGTCGTTCCTAACTTTTCTATCCAAAGTACTTTTAGATGAATCCGTGTCTGTTTTGTCATAATTCTTTTTAGCATCGTACACTAAAGTTCTGTAGCGCGAGTTGAACATAGATAAATCAGAACAGGTCATTTTTTCGCTCGCATCATATTCATCAAGATTTCCCTTTAAACCAAAAATGGATTTTGGCGTTTTCGACAAATCGTATCTAGCATCATTATTATTGTTAGAAGAAGAGTTTCCCATGTTTGGTATACATCAATAAAATTTTGATCTTGATTCATTTTTTTTATGAAGATTGCAATTCGCACAAAGAAAATCATACCCTTTGGTGTTATCACTCCTTATTACAAATATGCAATTGCCTTTTATTACCTTGTTGCAATTTGCACATTTCACAACGGCCTTTTCCCCGCTCTTTTCTTTCATTTACTTTTTAATAATAATTTTTTCAAGTAAATTTGTTCAAATTTTTTTGTACGAATACATTTGTTGACGTTTTCAAATAATGTATATTTATAATCGTTTTCTGGTACAAGTTTTAGAATGACTATAAAAAACTTGAGCCATAAATTTTGTAATTTTGTGACACAGCTTTTTACTACCTTTTTGTTCTCGTTGTAAATCAGATTGATGTGTTCTGCAGGCACGTATTCAAAAATATTCAAAGATTCCAGTTTATTTACAAATAGACTTGTATTGTTGACGTGACCAATAGATAAACTTTTACACAACTGCTTAGTTTTAGAATCACAGTTTCGCAGAGTGTAATTACAAATATCCTGTCTTGCGTTGGCTATTGCTAACGCTACTTTTTTGATAATTTTTTTTTTTTGAATATCGTGCATAACTTGCGATGTAGTAATAATTGTAATTTGATTTCTAAAAATGACTGCGCTGTGTCTGAATTGTATATATCGCAGCGCAATCTTTACCGGGGATAGCGACGTTTTGTGATCATGAATAAGAATTTTTGCCATATTTTTTATTTCCCTTTCCAATATTTTAGTCGATAACTCGCCTAAAAATTGAGATATAGAATTTGCGGTGTCGGCCAAATTCTCCACCATTTGTTTATACAAGGTAAATTTTATTTAGTATTATTAACTAAACGAGACCAAAAAAATGAAACCGGCAGATATATTGAGTTTTGCGGTCATGTTAAGCCCCGCAGCAATAATAAATATCATATCGTTAGAGCATGGATTCCAAAAAGAAATCGAAAAATGTGGCAGCGAAGATCTGGAATTATTTAAAAATTATTTTACGTTAATTTCTAATCTTTCCATAGTTTTGGGGGCTATAGCATCATATTTTGTTGCGAAAAAATGTTCATGTCCGTGTTTCAGTTTGTTCGCGTACATTGCATATAATTTACTTCTGCTATCGGGATTAATATCGTTCTTTTTAGTAGACGCTAAAATCCCGGGGGTTTCTTTAGTGGCATTTGCGACTGTTACTTCAATCATGGTCGCATTCCAATACATGAACAATAACTTTATGTCGGGTGTTCTTTCGCTGCCTTGCGTAGTATACGCGTCATATTTGACGTTTTTTCTCTACTCGAACCTCCTTGTTCCTGAAGAAAAAACAGGAGACAATAACACTTGTTCTTGTGGAATGAACAACATACTGGGCGAAAGCATAATTTAAAGAAATAGCGCTCTCGGGGATTGAATAACAGCTCACCATAATATATTGCGTAATTTTTTGTATTTTTTTTTGTTGTGCCAAAGTAAACACCAAATGAAGAAGAAGTACACAATTATTCTTATTGTCGTTTCTGTAATTTTGATTCTTGCTTTGGCAATCGGTCTCTCTGTCGGTCTTCGAAAAAATGATAAAAATAAAGTAGCCTCTGCGTCAGCCGAAGCCGACGGAGGTGGCGACGAGGAAGGCGGTGGCGGGCCGCCGGGGCCGATGGACGCGCAGTGCACGTCTAGCTCAACTCGCTTTTGTGTAACTGTTGTAGACAGTAAATTTCACATAGACGGCGCCGCCCCGTCCGATGGGGCGATTACAATAACAAGAGGTGAAACATATACATTTGATCAATCTGATAGCAGTAACTCTGGCCAGCCAAATCTTGATATTTTAGATTTAACATCGCTGCCGTCACCGTCTGTCGGCTTTGCACCTTATAATACCAACGGTGAATGTTCTTCTTGCGTAACATTTAACGGAACACCTGGTCAATCAGGTGCTTCTACGGTATTTGCAGTACCAAGCAACAACTCGGTGAGCCTTGCATATGGTAGTGGTCCTACTACCATGGGAGCCACCTTTTTAATTGACGACGCGTCTGCCACGATCCCATCCTAAGAGTCCAATTGTCGTAAATAAAAATGTCAAAACGGAGAAGAAATATGAGTAAGAATAATTTTTTCCTCCCTTTAAATTTTGTTGGTGCTCTAAGACATGGCTGACTCAGAGAATAGTTGCCACGCGAGAATGCCGTCTAGGTTTATGTCTTGCGCGACTAGCCCGCGTCAACCAACTCAAAATTCGTTTAGTTCCATTCGATCCGAACTGGACGTCATAGAATCTTGCTTGGTGCAACTACAGCAAAAAATCGAAAAAAAAAAAATATGCAGTAGCAAACAGGCATGTCGTCCTCCACAAAAGAAATATTAGCTTCTGTAAAATGGCAAGATTGCAAAACATTTGTGCCGGACGTAACATTTGGAAAAGTTATCAAAGTTTATGACGGCGATTCTATAACTATCGCCACTGTGGCTACGGTGTTCACCAACCTCGTCGACGCTGGAATTTACCGCTTCAGCGTGCGACTTAACGGAATAGACACCCCAGAATTGAGAACGAAGAACGAACGCGAAAAAAAGGCGGCGCGCTTCGTTCAACAAAAATTAGAAGCCAAAGTACTGGGTAAATATGTTAATTTAAAAAATGTAAAATACGAGAAATACGGTCGTTTGCTGTGCGACGTTTTTGTTGACGGCGAAGACGTGTCGATTAATCAATGGCTGCTAAATAACAAATTAGCAGTCCAGTACGATGGCGGAACGAAAAATTCGCCAGAAGATTGGTTAATTTTCATGGGCCAGGGTTAGCTATAAACAACGCGTTGTCGTGGGAAACGACGTTGTAACTTCCCACGGGCTGGGTGGGTAACAATTTTAAATTTACTTTCTTAAGGTTAAGTGCCGTACACCCCTCGCTTGATAAAATCCATTTATGGACCAAGTCGTCGTCGTGACTGGCAACATAGTTTTTATTCTTCAAAAATTCTGATTTCGACCACCAGAAGTTTACGCAAAAGTGCGCGCCGAGCGAATAATTACTAAGCAGCGCGCCCGCGACATCGTGGGCTTGCATGTCGAACAACAACTTGATGTGATCTTTCCAGCACTCATTAATTACCGGACGAACCCATTTTTTAGGTATTAAATTTTCAACGTTGTGCATGTAAAAAGCGTAAAAAGACCCGGTTTTGCTATCTTTTTGCAAGATGTTTAGAGTAAAAGACTGGGACGACGTTGTGTCGCGGCTGGTTGCGCGTATCTTTATTTTTGGGTCGAAATTCCAAAGGTCGCTCAAAACGGTAACGTCTTCGCCCAAAACGCAAACTCTTAACTCTTTTATTATTTCAAATACGCGTAATTTCTTCAAGGCTTTTAAAATTTCGTAGACTTCGTCTTTCCATTTTCCCGTGGCGCGAACGTGAAAATATATGTAAATTAATCGTCTATTTAAAATGTTTTTCACCAAAGAATTTGTTATTTTTGATCTGTTATGCGCATGGAGTTTATTTTTTGACAATTCGATGGTGTTGTCGCTACGAATATTCTTTTTACCGGGGTAGTGTGGGAATTCGTGCGCGTTCCATGCAACTTTTCCCCAGTTCCACAATCTGCATTTTTTTAACCCATGCGACAAACACAACACAATATCTTCCCCGTTAAAGGGTTCTGCAAAATATTTATTTTTAAGTTCGTAAATGCTGAAAGCTCTTTTTATAGCGGGCGCGTAGGATAAGAGGCAACTTGTTAAAAGAATGTCTACCTTTTGAGATATTTTCATCAAGGGCGGTGAGCTGCATTTGTACTTAAAAACTTTCTGGTTCTTGTTGTATATTAAATTTCTCCCATCTATACCATGAAACAGATGAGTTTCTGCGCCCGCAGCTTTCACCAGGCCGTTAAGATAATTTTTTTTAATCAAAACGTCATCGTCGGTAATCAAAACGTATGGACTTGTAACATCTACAACAGGGTTAAACCTATTCCTAAGGTCGTTTTTATACAAATATTTTATCCATTTTCTATTTAAGATGGGAGACGGGGTTATGGGAACGTCGTTTCCTGTTTCAAATTGCACTAGAAATACGTCTTTGACTATCTGATTATCCAAGTAGTAATGTATAATTTTGGTAACATTTGCAACGTCTCTGTTAAAAGTCGGTATGATTACAGTGACCATGTCATCGTCTACGTTTCCAATAGGTACGCTAGGAAACGCTACAAGACGTGACGTAAAAATTGCTACTAAAACCAATAAGAAAAATACGATAGCCGTAGCAGTTACCCCAATTTTCATTTACTATTTAAAAATATTTTTAAAAAAAAATGTTACAACGATCGCACGAGAGAACTGTCAGTTGAATAATTTGAAAAAACAGACTGGAAGGAATCATTTGAATTTTCCTCTTGCATGAATTTCATATCATAATATTCATTTGGTTCTCCATCACAATAAGACTTCCGACACAACTGCCGCGGATTCATTGACCCCATGTCGACGCCGCAACAGACGCAACGGTTGACACCCGTCCCGGCATCGTTTCGCAATATCCCTTTGATCCTGACGTATAATCTTTTCAATACTGTCTTGTGGTAAGATTTTAGCCACACGTCTATCTTGTCGTCATCCATGTCTTCTAAAGCTATATTGTTCATATTCTTTCTTTCAATTTTGCAAATTTTCCGCCGCCGAGAACTTGCGTGCTGACAGTCTTTTCTAATTTTGAGTTTTGTTCTGTCTTTATTTTCTCAAGCAACTTTTGAAATTTTATTTTTTGTTTTGGTTTCTTAATATTTTCCTCCGGATGGAGTTTTATGCCAACTAAATCTTCATGGAGAAAATTGCTTGTCATTTTTAATGTACTTGAGGAAAAAAATTTTGAGTGTTTGCGCGGACCACCGTAAAAAAAAAAATATCCTTAATTAAATGGCAACGTGTGAATTGTTAAAATATAATCTCACGTACTCGTTATTGAAAAGACAAATGAACAAAGACGAATTGAGAAGCTGCGAGTTTAATCTTATCACGCTAGAAAAATTTGCAGACGATGACATAATCGTCGTATTTAAAAGAACAGGCACAAACCAGGATAGAATCAGTTATCTTTGCTTCGAACTAGGCGGGTTGCACCAGTGGCTGCAAACAAAACGTCGCCCAAATGATAATCCGTATTTTGGCCCAGATAATCTTAACTTCTTTAACCTTCCCTCGAGTCCTTTAGATGTCATTTCCAAAAAAGATGCGAGAGATGTTTCTAGAAGAGCATGCATACATTTCAATGATTGTTCAGTTATCTATTAGTCAGATTAATTTAACAGAAATGTGCGAATTTTTTTTCCTACGCTTCCTTCAATAGCCCCCATAACAGAGTGGTAGTTCAATTCTTTTAATTCATCAAAAGACAAAATAAAATCGCAGAATTCCCAACCAAGTCTATGTTTTGAAAATCTAGCCCTTCTCCCGGCGGCAAAATCTGAAATCCTCTCTAAATCTTTCAAAGTAAAAACTTTTTCTTTCGGGTCTTGGCAAATTAAACCGGATACTATGTACAGGGCGGCATACAGCGCAACGATCGGATTTTCAATCTTTTGCGCAAGCATGTGACTTGTTTCAATAATTAAAACCCATTCATTTTTTTTGTAGTGAACAAGCTTTTCTTGTTCTCGATAATCAATTATTAATATCATAAAAAGTTTTCTTATGAGAAGACTAATGTTTCTAGTAGTCGCGCGCATCTTATTCGCTCTTATTAAGTTTCTTATAATAATTATAAGCGATCAGAAACGAATCAGCAAGATCGTCAGCTTTTTTGGATTGCGTGATTTGTTGAATATAGGGATTGGATAAGATACAATTTTTCTCAGAATTTTTTAAAATAGATAAGACTGTAGTGACTGCAAGCTTCTTTCTTTTTCCGTATTCCTTCGGCGCCTGCTTACCCAATTTGATGCCGGGACTTACCATGACGATGGCGGCCGCGGGAAAATTTATGAGAAAATACGATTGTATAGAATGCTGGATACATTTCATGGCAGTATTCCCACACGCATTTCTTACTCCGACAGGTTGATTTTCAATCCACACGTGCTCGGCGCCGGAAAATTTTTCATTGAGACTTTGCAGCGCAAATATTACAGCGTCGACTTGGTTTTGAATGCTGGGTTTTTTAGGAAACTTCTTTTTGGTGTCTGTCCACGTGGTGACACAGTCTATTGTCTTCCAAAACAGAATTTTGTACTCTTCTGTCGAATCAAAATTTATGATGCAAATACTTAAATTCTTCAATCCTACGTCTATTGCGACAACTTTCATATTTTTTTATTGAATAAAATTAAATCTCAATTGTATAATAAACATGAATGACCTTGATGACATTTCCAAAAATATTGTTACGATAGCATTTCAAAATTATGCGAAAGTTCCTAGTTTTTTACTAAGAGTTTGTAATCCCCATGTCTTTACCCCGCTGATTGCAGACGTGCGCCACGACCTATCGCTGCTAAACACATCTATCGACGCCAGCGTGCAAGAAGACCTGGCTGCAATAGTACAAAGATGCTCTTCTCAGGAAAATACCGATCAAAGTTTCTTGTCGGCATTGAAAAATGAATTTGGACTATATCTTGCAAGTGCTCGTCGGAACAGCATTTTGCAACAAGCCCGTCGCGATCAGCTTAATGTCCCGCGGGGAATGGCTGTCCCAAGTCGTCCCATGAGCGATATGCATAAAAAATTAGATCTGCAAATGTCGAGGCCAAATGTGCCAAGAGCTGCCAAAACAAATTATTCTCTGACAGCTGATCGGGGAGTATTAGACAGAAATACCGCTGACCATACCCTAGACGCCGCCAAAACTGTCGTCGACTTCGATAAAAGGCAGGTCTTTGATTTTGACGAGAAGGCTGCTAAGTTAGACGAGATGACAAAAATTATAGGAAAAAAAAGTTTTCATTTGTAATGTCATGCTCTGTCTTTGAAATGCAATATAGCAGTTTTGAGGTTTGAAAACGTAGAATCTGTTGTTCCGGCGGGATGTATTAAGAGACTAGTTGTTGGCCACTTTCTAGACTGTACTTGAATAATGCCGATCTTGGATTTGTTTATTTTTCGGTTCTTTAATAACTTGTCTAGACAACCCTGATCTTTAAATCCATGTAATCCACAACCTTTTTTCCTACACTCTTTGCAAGAATCTGACTTCAACAATTTATCAAACAAATTTGCGACGTAAGGCGTGTTCTGCGCTGCAATATATCCCGAATTTATGGGACTTTTTTTCGTCAACCAACCCCAATGGTTATGGAATAAAAATTCGTTTCCGAATGTTAATTCTTTGCCTTTTGCTTTGTACAACTTGGTGTGATCAAAACTTAATACTGCGTCGCCATCGACATACACCACATATTTAATATTAGGATCTTTAAACGCTTCTAGAATTGCCCTATATCTCATAAAATGCGGTTTTTCGCCCTGTGTAACATTTTTGTATATTTTAAAATCATACTTATTTTTTTTAGCCCATTTGCGATTGTTTTCGCTAGTCACGTGCCCAATTGCATAATCATTGTCGAACGCTTGAAGTAATAGAACTCCTTGATTCGATATTGATTCATAATTAGATATTTTAAAGCTAGGTCTAGATATGATTGCAAGAGAAATTGAATACAATACGATTGCAAAGACAATTATACTCAAAATTACGATAGTAATCACGTACTTTTTCTTCATTGTTGTTCTAGGATAATAATTTATTCAATCAGAATTTTATCATCTTTTTGAAAAATGGGAATAATTGCGAGGATAGACACTAGTAGCAATAAAAATCCAGAAGCTAACAACCACGTTTTATTCAAAACTCCAAAACCTGCTAAAATAACGATGATGGAAATTCCGATATGTCCAATTATAGCAATTACGTGAGATGCTTGATAAGTCGCTTTGGATATTGTCGTAATATCTTCGCTCATTTTAAATAAAGTAAACATAATTTTTCTCCGACGGCTTAATCGTCATCCAATCTTTCATATGCTTGGGGGTATGAATAACAGATATTTTTCTCATGAATTTCGCCACTGTATGGTGCATAAGGGTTTTCGCATCTTTGGTAATATAAATTTTCTCCGCTTCTGTCTCGATTCCCGTCTCTTGGCAATTTTGAATTATTGTTCTTTGTCGTTGCTTCTTGCACTGGCCATTGATCTTTAAACTCTTCATACGTATGAGATCTCTCTGTTTGTTCTAAACTTGTAGATTTGTTGAAGAAAATATGAGTAGTTGAGGGTTCAAAAGATATTTTCCGAGCATCCCAGCTATCCCGGAGGATGCAGGTCCCATTATCACCACAAGGATTGTACGCCAGCGGATCAAAATCGGTATCCGTGCCCACCTCGACGCACTTCGCATCTCCCACACAGTTGTCCTCGCTTGTCTTGCAGTCTGTCTTCATGTCGTTAGAGCATTTGCCGCCATAAGGGTTGCAAGTATTACCGTGGTTCTCGCCCCCTTCGCATTTACCACCTGCATGAAAGTGAAAACATGCACCAAGATCTCCTGTTTTATAAATACGCACGCGACCGCCCAAACGACAAGCTCCATTTTCAAAACTCTCCTGTGATTTGTAATTACATAATTCGAGCCCATCATTCGTATAGCCGCGCGAGTTTAACATTACATCACCGCCAGTTGTTTTATTATAGTTTTCAATTGTCCATAGAGTAACATTATTGAAGCGCTTAGGAATTTCTCTACCATAGCCACCCGAAGTTTCTATAAATACTCTTACATCGTCCTGAGAATCGGTTGGAAAATTGAAGCCAAACGGTCCCGTATATGCATTGTAATTGCGTTGATATATAACATTTCCGTCATCATCATAAGTGTTGTCGTCATCATAGCAACCATTTGCAGATGTTTCAGGATGGCATTTACCGTACGGATCTTCTAATTCACGCTCAGGGCGTTCTTCAGCATACACTTTGCATTCGCCGCCGGTACAAACAGGCTCGTCCCACCCGACCCCAATGCAATTTTTGCTTGTGCTATCCTTTAAGAATTGGCAGGAATCTAGGCATTCTGTAATCGACTTCAGACGGGCAATGAAGAACGCACCCGGTTTGGTTACGTGTACATTCCCGTGATCAACTTTTAAGTCTTCATCGTGGCAAATGACCCCCCGGCATGCGTATTCGAAGCCCCTGTCTCGTGCTAACGAATGGAAATTCGGCCACGGGCCGGCGTTTTTCTCAAACGGACAACAATCATCGTAATGCTCATCTAAGTTGTCAGCTACGTCAAAAAGATGTTTGAAGGAGTAAGTTCCGTCCAGATTTTCGTTAATGTGATCGAAGTCGGTCGTGCCCACTTTTTCTTGACAAGCATCGACAAAATTGTATTTATCTTCTAAGAAATTTTTATATTTTCCTGGGTAATTTTTATTTATCGGTATGGTTTCGTCAACGTAATCGCTGTCGCAACTCATTCTTATTTAACTTGTGAAAAAAAAAAATTTGCTACATTCTACTTAAGCTTTAATATTTGATCCAGGTTGTACAGTAGTTGCGTAATCTTGAATATCCATGACTTCTTCTATGGTCAACACTTGGTCGCAAATAATGAGAGACGTGAGTTCTCCTTTTGCAAAATACGTGCTGGCGAATCCCCCGACACACCATGGCGTTACTGTTAGTTGATTAGTCTGTGCTTGATTTATAAACATGGGGCAAATCCCATAATACTTGCCACCAAAGTATAGATCAAAGGAAGACGTATCACCGTTATAAATGTATGTAATCAATACAAATTCATCCGTTGACAACGCACCGTTATCGCGAATGGCTGTATTGTAAGTTGTAACGTTTACACCACCACCCCTCATCCATAACTGTTTTTGACTATTTTTTTGAGAAATGTTATTGCCTGAATTTGGACCAATTACTACAACGCCGGTACCAGCTCCATTATGAGGAGATCCTACTTTGTAGTAGAAACTTATTGTTGCGTAGTTAGTAAAACTCGGTGCATTCTGTAAAGTGTACAAGTGATTTGTAAATATTACTGTGGGTCCGTATTCACTTGTTCCTGTTGTTTCAGTTCCTGTAATGATACCATTGTTGGAGCCTACGTGATCTACGAGTTGAGTATTGTTCACGCTTCCATCGTAATAATGTATGATGTGTTGCGTCGCCGCGGGTCTGGTGGGAGTCGCTGGTGCTACGTACGTTCCATCTAAATGGTTTCCCATGGTGCCTTTGTTAAAATCGTGTAAATATTTATAATCTTGAATGTTTTCTAGCGGTTTGTTTTTAATTACTAAAGATGCGAGATCGCCCGATGGTTGTTGATTAGAATCGCCATGACCAGCAATAAGCTTTTTACCTATTTCCCAATTCTGTTTGTTCAAAGACGAGCCACCGCCCGTGGCTCTGTATCCGACGTACTTATTATTTATATAGTACGTAACTCCTCCCGTAGTGCTAGCATTGGTAGATCCATTTTCGGCAAAAACGGCAGTGAAATAAAACCATTCGTTGTTCTTGGGCGAATCAAACGTGTAGTTGAGCGTTGCGTAATTTCCTGCAACTTTTGCCATGAAGCCAGTGTCGGCTACCACCCCGACCCAGAATCCCATATGAGCCGCGTGGCCACTTTGTGCATGATGGGCTTGAATAACGTGTCCGCCACTTTGATCGGGATTGTTGACATTTCGCCAAAGAAAGGATAATGTCGCTCCAGTAAAATTGTTACATTCTAGTCTGAAACCGGGATTCGTAATTGTGTAATAGTTATCAGTCGTAGTGCCACCGTTTGAACCTAACGTGACGTAATCGCCATGTGTTGAATCTGTTCCTGTAATCGATGTGCCGCTTTTGATGGGGATGCTATCGTCGTATACGATGCTAGACTTCACGGTATCGACCAGCTTGTTGTTGCTTGAACCAGTATCTCCATTGAAACCCCAGATGGCACCTTCCCAGAAGCTAGGCGGGGGTGGCGGTGGCGTGTAGCAAAGTTTAGTGCTTTGTGTCGCAGGCACGCTACAAACAGCTTGACCACGAACGCTGAATTCGCCTAGATAGAATTGCTTGCTAACGCTTGTCTTTTGAACAATCAACACAAAAAGGTCGTAGCAATCGTCGTAGTCGACGCTTCCCGGCGTGCCGCTTTCGTAATGATCTGCATAATTGTTTTCTATGCTGTTAAGGTCTATAGTAATTCCCTTGATGGTAGCGCCCGTTTCGGGCCAGGTAGTTGTGAGCGCGCTGAGGTCAACGTCAATGCTTTCATGCAACAGAACTTTGGAATTGGTGAATAAGTCGTTTGATGCGTACACCCTGAATGAGACGGGCCTTGAGTTGCCATCTTCGCTGATGATTATTTTTGTGGGGTGAATTCTATTCGCTAACTTTATAGAAACATATCCGCCTGGGTAATCGGCAGGTAAATACCCGTGGTAAGCTGTCTGGTGCGCAATGCCACCTTCCCAGACGAAATCGCCGCTTCCGTCGTCGATATAGGTGTTGGGTCTACCCGTATATATTAACGAGCTTGAGCCGGGATTATGGTCGAAGGCGTAAACTACTCCTACTTGTGCGTGCGTGTATTCGGTGTGCACGTCCATAGCACCACCTCCTGCATAGTGAGGCAGCGTATGCCACGAGTGCGAGTGATAGTGGTGTCGACCCGCTTCAGTGCTATGGATATATAAAGTTTCGGATGGCCAAGTTTGATTTTGTTCTAAATAAACGGTTTGTGACGTGGGCGTGCCTTCTGTTTGACCCATGACTATAATCGACCGGACAAAAACTAAAGTATTTGTAGCTTCGGGAATGATCAGGGCAAATTCATTGAACATGTCTTTCTTGGCGGCATTTCCTTTTTTGTCAAATATATGAAATTTTTTGCATTTAAAAGCGCCGCCGTTTGGCATGATGACTGTCTCGCCAAGATATTCTACCGTTCCAGCATTTGTCCAGTTTTCGTTTCCACCCCAAAAGTTGTCCTCGTATACTAATTCTGTTTGGCTCTTCCAGCCATCGTTGGATGCAAAGATGTGCATTTTACGGATAGAATGCGCTAAATTATTGTTTACGTACTGCGGACCGATGAATATATCGTTTGGAAAAATCATTTTTGGAAATTTAATTCTTACGAATGGCCCTTCTATGCCATGGACACAGGCAAATCCAGCCGTGCGCTGAGTGCCGCCTATTTTGTACGCAGTCGACAAGACGCCATTTGACCCAAAACCATATGATCTCCATCCCGTTGCGTTTCCTGTGCTCGACGTGATTGAATATTTATCGTCAAAAGCGTAAATAACGCTTGCGTTGTGTTGATACGGCGACGAGCACATCCAATACGTGCCGTTTCCGTAGTCGTTCCCGTACACTTGTCGTTCAACGCAAAAGCGATAATCGTACAAAGCGCTTCGCGGGTCTTGGAAGATTTTACCGTAAGACAGGGCTGGGGTTTCGGGCTCGTTGCTGCTCAAGACCGAACGCGGCGGCCACTGTTGACAATCGCCAAGAGTTATATTTTCTTCAAACGGGTTGACAGGGTTATCTTCTGTGCAATGCTCGTGTGTGGAAAATTGTAAAATGTTTTCCCCGCCCATGTAGCCATGATTCGCACAGTGAAAACTAGCGGTTCCAAAATCACCCTTCACATAAATTGTTACGCGCCCCGAATAATAATTCACGCCGCTTATGGAAGACGCACCTGTTTCAGAAGCCGTGCCCGTGTACCAAGACGTATCTCCGTGATACTCTATATTGGTTCCCGATTGCACGATTCCGATCGGATGAGCGGTTGGCACGTTTTCGAGTACCCACGTGCCTAGTCCAATTTGAATATTTCCGGGATATGCAGCGTGAGTCCTTGGATTTTTAAAGACGTAATTACCGTCTACGGAAACCAAAATTCTATTATCGCCAATGTTTGAACTCGGCGTATCATATGGCGTAGATTCCGAAGAAGAAATTTCTTGGCCGTGAAGGATCCACGTTTCTAGCGTAACGTAACTCGTGTATCCCTTGTTGATGACCAGGCAATAAGTGTCAAAGCAATCCTCGCCGCTCGCCGTAGACACGCCGCGTTTTCTAAAATCTACGCGATGTCCGTGGCAAACGTCGGCTTTATCAAAAGTCGTATGCGTGTCTGATGATCCTGCGTTTTGCGGATCTGTAATAATGTTGCCAGGATTCTGAAAATAAACCGGCTCGCCGTCGAATTCTTCCTTGTGTTCGTACACAAGCACCCAATCATCAGCCTTTTCCGTAAGATAAACTCTATTTGCTTGCGTGCTCGTATCGTAGTTGGGCATGCTGTCTATGGATCGCCGACCATATATTCTGAAATCTTTGAAATTTTGGTTATACTTCCAGGACTCGCACAAGGTGATTCCAGTAAGATATATTTGAGTAGGTAACATGATCCACGCCCATGTACCTAAATATCCATCCTTGGTATACCCAAGAGTAGGGAACGTGGAATCGTTTGGATTATCATCGTATGTGCCATCGGAATTTCTATTGAAATTTGTATAATAGCTAAACGCACCATGTGACGAACCACTCCAGTAATTTTTTCTCCAAAACACTTTTCCGATGGTGTTATTCTGACCATTCTTGTTTCGGTCAGCTCGAAATTCGTATGTACCATTGCCGTATGATTCACCAGAAACATTTGCCATTCCGCCCTGCGAATAGTAAATGCCCCACATGGTTCCATTTTGTCCAAGTGAATGTAAATCAGTAAATGTAGGACCAAATGGATCGTGACCGCCGTTATTGTTTGCAGTCGCATCTGGATGAGATTGAGATCCGTCTCCGTACCCGTTTTCCATAATTGGCCACAAATCAACTGGAGGATATTCTTGCACAGCTGTGTTCAAATTTACAATTCCTAGAGGAGGAGGTGGTGAATACGATGCAGAATTTGACCAGGAATCTTCGGGGATGCCGTCGTCAAAGGTACCCCACCTAGACTCGGGCGTCACCGCAGCGTCCGGTGCGTTCATTCCAGATGGCGAATGCTTATGCATTTGCTGCAAATCTTCAATGGGAATAGCTTTGTTAAACACCATGACAGATGCGACGTCTGCGTTAATCTTGTTGTTGTTGGATTGGCCGAGCTTCCAAGAACCATTCCAGGAACCGCGATGCCTTCCCAACATGGTATACATGTGCTTAGAATTTTCGTAACATTTTGTCTGTTGACCATCGCCGATAATACTAATCGTAACCCATTCGTTATAATTATGTGTTCTTTTCCACCCAGTGCTAGCGCCAGATCCCGTGTTAAGAGCTTCGTTCAAATACGGAGGAGCCCAGGAGTTCGTTTGCCAATACCACCCGTCGCCGTTGCTTGGGCCTAAATGGAGGATGCGATTCGTGCCGTCGCCAAAAAGCTGATTCCAATTAGCATCGCCGCCCATTGTGTCAGATAGTCTAAGAACAATCGATATCGTAAATATGTCCTCGGCCTCTAGTTTTGTGTGAAAATTCGTTGGTAATTGATAGTACCGGTCGTTGAGAGTCACGTACTTTCCGTAAACGGCATCGATTCCGGTGCTAGGACTACCGGAATCGATGGCAGACGTGTACCCACTTTCACCGCGTCTAGCTGCCCACGCGTCTACAAGAGAATTGCCGCTAACTGTGCCGTCAAAATGAAGCAGAATGTTGCTTGCGTATTGATATCCGGGCCCCGACAAATCCCTATATAACGTAAAATCGCCTAGCGCAACTTCATACGCCACGGAACTCTGTAATCCTGTAATTTCAGCCTTTAAGCCCGTTATGTTTTTCAATTTGTGATTAAAAGTGAACGACACTTCAGTAGGTACGTTTGCCTGACCATCCGTCTGCGGATCGCCTAGCTCAAACGCAGGTTCAATCAAGTCATACGAAGCTGCCTGCGCTTCTACGGTGGAAGTTATCGCATCTCTCGTAAAAAGTAATCTCCAAATTCCCCGTCTTCTGTTGTGAACATTTTCGGCAGTAACGGTGACATCCGGCCAGGTAAACGTAAATCCCGATACGTCTGTAGCCTGTGAGAAATACAATCCAATAGCCTCGGGCTCGTCTCCGGGAGCATTGTTGGGGGCTATCCAAAACGTGTTTGGATCTCCGTCATTAATGTTGTTGTAATGGTACGTTGCGTCGTCGTTCAGGTACCCGGCGGTCCCGGCTGTCTGCTTTGCCCACGGCACGAGATCGGTGGTCGCAATCGTATTCACCGGGGTTCCCTGAAAAATTTCCATGCTAGATATTTCTAATAACTCGATCCAACCCACAAAAGGCCTATCGTAGTTCCTAGCCGTGTTGCCAATGTACATGGTGTAAGTCAAGATTCCCGTCAACGGACTGGCACTCAGGTCGTGAGTCGTCGTGTTGCCTGTGGTCAGATTTCGCAAACTTTCCCAATCTGTAAATTCTGTAGAAGTCTCGTAACATATTTTAAGACTTTGAGCCGAAACGTCGTAATACATGGACATGTAGTAATGAGTATCTTGAACAAAATTTCCTGCTGGGTTTTGAGTATTCACGTTATCCACAAGTGCAGTGTTTTCGTTCAGCAAGACAAGGTTGGCGTTTTCCAAAATTTCGATGTAACCAGTATTGCTATTGATCTGCGTGCTAAACGAAAACAATCGATTTCCAGTACTCGTGGTCGTCTTCTTGAACGAACACCTCAGTTCCCAGTCTATGTCCCAATTCAGATGAAATTCCTTGTCCTTCGTGTTATCATAACTTAAGCTATATTGGTCGCCGGCGTGTTCGAAAACGTTATCAGACGTGTACTGGCTCATCTGTACTATATTTGAAACTCTAGGATGAAATATGGGCGGCTGCCATGTTGCGTAGTCAAGTTCTTCTACCGGAACGTCCGCCACGTTCAAAGCATAGAAACACGCTAAGTACGCGTTGATTCCACCGTATCCTGTCGCACCGATGCTATAGTAATTGTTGCTATTCGTAGGCACGTCCTCGCCCCAATTGTAGGTGTGTGTTTGATTGTCTGTATAAATTAATGTCGAGTCTTCGTAAAATTTTAACGAAGAGCCGTCTGAAATGATGCTTAAGGTAAACCATTTATCCGGCACCACTTCATGTGTCATGGGCAAAATTGTTGTTGATATGCTGGTGCTGTTTCCAGTGCCACTGTTCCAACCATTTTTGAATTCCCAATACCAACCTGTCCCATTAGAAGGTCCTACGAACTGAAGTTTGAACCTACCAGTAGCTCCAGAGCGATTTTCAAACAGAGTTCCCCAATTGGTATCGTATTGATCGAAGCCCGGTTCGGACCAAAACTTTAATTTAAACACCAACGTAAATACATTGTTTGTCACGTCCTTGTGCAATTTGTTTGGCAGGTGAAACGTGGTGTTGTCTTGACCTAATTTTACGTTATGACCTTCCCCGCTTTGATCGTAATATAGTTTAGTAGAAAGAGTATCGGCGCTAGCAATTTGATTTGGCGCGTCGTAATTATTGTTCGACTTGTCGACCAGACACATGCCGGAAACGCTACCATCGTAATAGAATATAAATTTAGACGGGTCTATGTTACTCGGGTCCATATCAGACCAACTTCTGCTATTGGATTCTGATTCAGTGGGAAATTCTTTGACCTCGTGTATTTGAAAGTGGTCGATCCACCCGTTTATCGGTCTGTGATAGTTTCGACACGTGTTGCCTAATTTGATTGTGTAATTATGCTGGGCGCCTTCTAGTCCATCAACGGGATCAGCGTTGCCATTAAAAATTACTGGATAAATGTTGGTTGACACGCCGCCAGAAGTAGTGCGATACATGTCTTCCCAATCTACAAACCACGACGACGGTATGGACACGGACCCGCCGAACGCTTTTGGCTGGTGCAATTGCACGGCATCTGCGATGGGCACGACCGTGTTCAAAATCACAAAACTAGCCAAGTCGCCATCAAATCTAGATGTGTTCGTCGCGTGATTCATGGCACCAAACATCATTTGAGTTGTGCCCAAGTCAAGATTACCAGTCGTCGCATAATGATTCACAAGCATCGAATCCTGGTATACAGACACGGTGCTGCCGTCCCACGTCATCGTAAGTATGTGCCATTCGTTATTTTGATATGTTGGAGTATTGTCTACAGAACCAGTATTCACATAATGATTGGTATCTGTGTACAATGCCGTGTAATACCCGTTCGCATGAATCGACAAGTTAAGTCGCTTGTTAACCGCTGAGTTAGGCTCACCAACGTCAAATATAGTACCGTAATTAGCACTTTTGTTGTGCGGCCGCACCGCGCACGTTATTGTAAACTGATTTGTGATACCAGTCGATGATGCATGAATATCATACAGCTCCATTTCTCCGAAACCGATGTCATTTGCGTTATGACCTTCTGTAAATCGCCATACGTATTTTTTGAATGCAGTCGTATTATTTGTCATGTAATGATTGAAATTTGTATTATAGTTCAGCGAATCACCATCGGTTTGAAGAAAAAACTGATTTGTTTGCAAATCTATTTCAGCATATGTAGAGCTATCGTTGGCGTCGTACGTCACGCCATCTAGAACGCCTCTAACAGACCACGATTTGGGTGAATAACTATTGTTATCTGGGTTTCTCTGCCACATGCGATACGCGGTCATTCGAGTAGACGTCGGGAATTCATAATATACTTCTGGTGGATTTGAATACGGACTGCCGCCTAAACTTCCGGCCGCAAACCAGGCAGAATGGTTTCCATTGGCTAAACCGTCAAAAAGTTCAGATGCTGGACCCCACGATGTTGCACTTGAGGCAGAAGCAGTCCCGGGATTCCCGGCTCTTCCTCCCGCTAATAATGTATAATCAACCCCCATGTACTTCATACTAAACTTTGAATTTACATTGTAAAACGTTCCGTTTCCTAACGAAACGTAGCTACCGTATAGTGGATCTGGTTCGCTTGACAATATTGGGGTAGTATGAGTAGGGATCATACTAAAATTGGTCAAAGATTCAGATCTGTATTCAAAAGAATGTATCGTTCCATCGAAGAGTCGGGCTCTATCATAACGATCGCCCAGAAGAGCCGTGCTGTTTCCGTTAGAATCCTCATAAACGTCTACATAATTTGCCTCAACTTTAGTAGGCCAGGCGCCAGTGGATTTGTTATTTAAAACATATTCCCACGTTGTGAAATCGTCATATTTCTGAACAGCAAATGTAAAGTAGCCGTTTCTAACATAATAGGGTCCGTTCGACGCGACATATTTAATAATCATCTTGTATCGAGTATTAGCTGCAGGAGCATCTGCGGAACCAATATTTACATCAAAATATGCACCTTGTTGTAATATTTGAGTCTGATTGATATTTGACAATTCTATCCAATATTTTGTACCGTGGCATGTAATTTGGAATCTGGGTTGATTGCCCGCATCGCCCCAGCCAATTAATCTCCTGTAAGTGTTGGTAGAATTCATAGTATAATCAACTTTCATTTCAAAATCTCTCGACCAATCGATTGTTTGCGTAGGCAGCACAGGTGTGCTGCTTGTTGGCACCAGTGGCGATTCGAGCTCGTAATTTAGTGTGGAACTATCACGAGACACGTCCAAGAGAGGTTTATTTGTGTCAAAATTGTAACGAGCCACGATGTTATTTGTGTAATTGAGACCAATGTTCTCGGTAACAACCGGGGGATTTGCGGGCATAGCCGGTGCCGCCTTCTTTACTACCGTCTTGATGGAAGGGATGTCTGCAAAATTTCCATCATAACTTATTGAAACGTAGTAATGCGTATTAGCCACAAAGCCCCCACTTAGTATCGTCTTAGTTCCACCAAGAATATTGTAAGACCGAGTTGGCGATCTTACTTCTAAAACTCCGCCTGCGTGGAGATCAATATACCCGTAATCACCAGGGAAACTGGCCGTATCCTGGAAAGAAACTACTCTAGCAGAACCCTGGGTTGTTACTAGGAACGATATTTGGTATTCCCACCCCGCATTCCAGTCCAGGTCAAACGTTCCGTCTGCCGTATCATCAAACGTGACTATCGTTTGGTTTCCGACATGGTTAAACAACACGTCGTAGACGAGGTACTTCTCAATCGGCGAATAAGAGATAGACGTGCTTTCGGATTGGCTCATGCTTTCAGATTGGCTTATGCTTCCGGATCCAGACACGCTGTTAGATTCTGATAGAGATTCGCTATGCGAATCAGATATGGATCCGCTAGCAGAATAAGACCCCGACTCGCTCAATGAGGTCGAATCGCTCAGAGAGGTTGAATCGCTCAATGAGGTTGAATCGCTACGAGATTCCGATTCGCTACGAGACAACGAATTAGACTCGCTTATCGACGCGGATTCGCTTATCGACGCGGATTCGCTCATCGACACGGACTCGCTCATCGACGTGGATTCGCTCATCGACGTAGATTCGCTCATCGACGTAGATTCTGATTCAGAAGGACTATCAAAGAATTTTAGTTGTCCCATTTCTTCGTCCGCAATAGCTTCGGCCGAAGCATTTATTGACGCTTCGTCTAGTGTTAATATGCTGGTTAGAGCACCACCCCCTTCGTTTGTAGCCTGTGACGCGACTTTATTAAATTTTGCTAACTTCATCAAACCGTCCGTGCCACCGACACCAACAGAATCCATCGCAGTATTGACGGCTTTGTTAAAATTAGCCACCCCAGTCTTTAACTGGTTGATCACCGCCTGCGCATTGGTGTCAGGCACAGTGCTAGAATCCACGATCGTAGACGTCACAGCTTCTGTTGCCACCTCTGCTATGACCGTCGTGTCCGTAAAATCGAAACCATTAGCCCCGGCGCCCTCGCTGTCGTCCGAACTGCTTGCGGTAATCGCTTTGGCTAGGAGCTTCATAACGTTGCCCGCGTCCCCGCCCGTGGCTGAAGAAATCATTTTGCTGGTAGCGGCAATTTGCATAGCGACCTTGGCTGCGTCGTTATTTTCTTCTTTCATGAAATCGCGATCCAAGTCGCTTGGATCTAGCCCAAGCGAAGCCGCCACTTGTTGATTCGTTTCGTTTTTCTTCGCTTCTATTTGCGAAGCGGTAAGCGGCGTGCCTCCTAAAGCTGCTTCCTCTAATGTCTCAATCATAGACGACGCCGAGATCGAGCTGAGCGGGGTCACGTTGATGCCTTCCGCGGCAGATCCCATCGCGGTGAGCTCACCCTTAAATTCTTCCAGCGTCGAGATATCAATTGTTGGCGTTCCGTCTGGGCAATTTTTCATTTTTATAACTACCAAGCCCCAGTCACTTCTGATGTCATAACCGCCGACGTTGTTAGTTCTAGTTCTCCATATAAGTTCCATGCTAGCCGCATCATACACTTCGACACAGGCATTAGCTAAGTAGCCGTCGACGACTGCCGCGCCTTCTGTGTCGTATGTGCAACATCCCATCTGAACATAATTACCGTTGACATCTGAATCGGGTGGGCAAGACGAAGGAGTCGAATAGACTTCGCAGCTTCCCGCCTCAATCAGAGAACCGTCCTGGTTTAAAAGATCGGGACAATCGTCGTCGTTATAGCAATTCTGACCGTGGATTTCCCCGCCTTGGCATCTAGCATCCACAATAAATCCCCTATGATTTCCGGTGGTTTTGTCGCCGACAAAATTTGTTGCCTTTGGATCAGTGCATCCGTCAAAACTTTCAGATCTACTTGTAGATTCGCTTTCCGACGCTGACAATGAAACTGACTCTGACATTGAAACTGACTCTGACATTGAAACCGAGTCAGATGTTGATTCAGAAACAGACATCGATGCTGAGACAGATTCGCTCATGGACATGGATTCGCTTTCGCTAGGACTATCGAACGGCGGTAGTGCTACCGACCAAGAAGGACCCACACCTGCCTTTGGCAGTGGGGTCGTGAAACCACCTCTAGCTACAGGCGTTCCCGTAGCAGGATCTGCGTCAATTGTGGATTGCGTAAACCTGTGCCTGTTGAAAAAGTTTTCTGTGCTATGAGCAAAGCCGTTTAAGTTAACGGGAAACGAATCTACGTACTCGTTTTCATACTCTTGGGGGTATGCTTTGTATTCGCAGTTGGTATTATTCAAGTTTTTCAATACATCAAGTTTGTCAAGTGGAATCAAGTCAAGAGCTTTCGCATTATACTCGGCGGGCATAATATGTGCTTTGAGATTCGTTAACTCATCTGGAGACGGTTGTTGACATAATAATTGGAATTCCTTTAAATAAACTCTGGCTTGAGGAGAAGTAGTACCGTAGTCTTTGAAGATTTTGTTGATCACCAAAGCATATGTTTTGTACGCCGTATCAACATCTCCATCATTGACGAATATTGTGCCGTTGGGGTAAATCTTATTGTCTAACGATTCTTCTGTTAAAAGAATCCAATCATCAAATTTACTTTGTCGTGCGTATAAATAAAATTGTTTTGGAGAAGCCAAATCAGGTGCTTCAATTCCATAATTTCTTTTTGCTCTCGACAATTTATAACCAGTAAGCTTTCTTTTATCGGGAAGATCTAACAAAATGTATTCTCCGTCGGCGGTCGTCGATCCGACCCCGCCCGAGGCGAGCTCCTTGGGATAATCAGATCCAAGGTTCCTAGTCCCTTTATAATCTCCAGTAAAAATCCCATTATCTGAATCGTCGTAGAAAGTAACATTATTGAAGGTCGTGTCACTAGACCATGACTCAGAATTTGGGTTAAAAGCGTCATAAGCGTTTCCAGGACCACTGCTTTGAGCATAGTAGCCACATTGATCATTTGCAATCATGGCGATGCGTGGTTCTTCGTACGCAACGTGCCTAACATCATATTTTAAAATAGTGTCTGCTAATACTGCTGCAGTACCGCAAACGTCCTGCGTGTCTTGCCGAATAACATGATGCATTTTTCCATTAATGATGCAAAACGTATACTCGATAGACGGAAATTCGGAATCTTCCCCGGGCAACTCATGTGCACCGAATTTGTACGTAACGACGCCGTATGCGTCGTTAGAAAAAGTAAGTTGAGCCACCGGAACTGTTGTTGAACTGTTTTTGTTATTTTCTGTGCCGTACAGACCGTTCTTAAAATTAATGTTCTCGCTTCCAAGAGAGTAGTTTCCATAAATTCCAGATACCCAATTTTTTGATTTTGCAGTAATTTTCGCCCAGCGCTCGACCCAAAATTCATTTACTTCGACATCGTCTAAAGACAATTCGTTTTCTCCAGATTTATCTACAACCCATTTTGCAGACGAGATTGAGCCTTCAACGTCTTCCAGGGCTGTAAATGACCCAGACAAACCGGTAACCACGAGGGTTTTTGATGATCGCGTCCATTCCTTGACAGTTGCTGTGCTCCCACCAGAAAACGTTGCGGTTTCGTCCACGACAAAGTCGCCTGTACCTTCGCCGTCGGGGACTTGTTCTTTCAGATGAACAGCAACCGGAATTTCGTTTAAAGGATCTGCAGATACCAACTCGTTTTTAAATGTTGCCGTGTCTATTTGTTTTTCTTCGGTTCCGGTCCATGAATTCAAACTATGTTTGAAATTATACGCAAAACAATCGTCTTCATGAAAGGATAAATATTGAATACCTACCTTATAATTTGATCCCCGCAAATATTCATCCAATTCAACCCTCGCGCCGCCCGCAATAAACTCGTAAATTAAAATTGCGTAAGTATTATACTTTTTGTCTTGATTTACGTCAAACGTAGTAACGTTTTTCATATCTTGAGTAACATCCCTACCTTCATAATCCTGCAGTAGTTCCCAATCATCCGTAACTAGTTGCACAAAAGATCCGCTTACATGATGAGAACGGCTGCTTCCTTTGTTCCTTGTGATTCCCGTGAGCTCGCCCAGAGATACAATATTTCCGCTGCTATCTGTAAGTTCTGAATCAGTAGTACCTCCATAAGAAATGAATTCACTGCCGACCTTAATCGTGCCGCCGGTTGTTGGAAATCCTTCAACAGTAGAAAGTGCAATTTTGCTACCATCCGTACCATCATTATCGTCGAATAACGCCACCGCAAGTGTGCTGACAACTCCCTCTACCTCGGATCCGTATGCAAATACCCCGCCGTCGTCTTTTTCTTCTTCGTTTCGTCCAAACAGGCGAAAAGAATACGGAATAATGTTAACATTATCCTCATTAAACTCATTATACGACGCTCGTAATTGAAATTTAGAAAGTTTAATCTTTTTAAATAAGTTCAATTTTATGTACTCTCCTCCAGGGGGCATCACTTTAGCTATTTCAAAGAAATCCCCATCATACTCTTCATTTACTTGATATACAACTTTGCCTTCCGCTCTCCCCACGCTCTTTAGTTTCCAGTCATTATTGAGCTCGCCGAGAAAATTAAAGTCCCACCCAATTTTATAATCTGAATCGGATTTGCTTTTTTCGAATTCGCGCTTTGTGTTGTATGTAAAAGCAAGGTAGGCATTGTCGGGATTTGAAGACGCGTCTGCCGTGTAATATTTATTACCATCATTTGTAGTTTGATTTTGTCTCATTTCCAAATTTGGATGTACAGCGGAAAAATCTAGTGAGTAATCTATTTTTTTGAAATATTCGGAATCCTCAAATCCGGATCCGAATACATTTGTAAACAGGGGTGCCAATGGACCATCGTCGTGAAATGCTGTAATTATTTTATTCATCATTACAGTTGAAAAAGAACCCAAAGACAAATACGATCCGTACAGAATGGATAATAATTGGTCATTTTGTAACTCTTCCGCTTCATAATTGTTTATTGCTTTTCGAGTTTTTGAAAAACTAGGACAATCAAATCCGACGTAACCATCGTCATCGTCATATGGTTTTAATAAAGTTCCCTTTAGCAGCTTAATTTGAATAGACGTGGCCTGATACGACAAACCTGTTATCGGTTTCGTAAAATGCAACCTATTCACAACATATGATGTGTCTTCCTTTTCGCTTTTATGATTAATAGATCCACAAATATTAGGACAAACGGTATCTAGTTGATTCTCATGTACGTCTAGAATCTCGTATGATTTTGCACACATAAGATAATCGTTTAAAATCCAATCGGGTGGGTCACTGGTGGCTTTAACATCATCTACTAGGTCGGTGCAAGCTTCTATCGCATCGCCGTCATCGCTCTTGCTAATTGGGACAACTTCTATTTTATTCCAGCGTAAACCATTTAATTTCCAGTAAAAAGCCGATTCCTCGATACGCGGATATTGATACAACCACCAATAACCGTCATCGGTGATGACGAGCGGCCAATTATATCTGTTGCCAGTATTCGATGGGTTTTCAGTCATCGTTGCCACAGGTTTTTTGATGAGTTTAAACACGTGATCGAGCCCCGTGTCAGATTTAAAATACACCAGATCATCTTCTTCCGCGTCTATATTCGATTGCCTTATAGGTTCTTCGTTGTATCTACGCACGGTAAAATTTGATTTTGGTGTGACATATACATAAAAGCCACTTCGTGTGATTTCCAAATAATCAGAGTATGCATTTAAATAGTAATGATCCGGTTCGTTAAGATTTATGTACGCGCCATCGATTTTTACGGCTATTTCAAGGTTACTTGAATCAGTGTCCTCTAGATCTCCGTTAATAAATTGTTTCATATCAAGCTGCAAATATTGTTGGGTGTTCGTATGTGATTTATTGAAATCGTCTACTGGATCACATGTTATGTCGTCAAACAATTCGTTTTCTCTTTGACACCCTACGTTTAATACGGAACGACACAGGTATGCACCTGTTTCATCTGTTTCAAAATAGTCGCTGCACTCTCTCCCGCCCTGTAAACCCAGATGGCTCGACGCGCTTATAACATTGCAACCAAATCCTTCTGGTGTGAAAAATTTGCAAGGTTCATACCATGCGCCTGGCGCCCATTCGTACTGATTTAAATACACCGTTTCTTCAACGTTTTTTGCCTCGCTCTCTAAGGTATAATTGTAAATCATGACATCTTCGCAATATTTATGTGTACAATATAGAACATGAAGTCGCAGTTTCCCAGAACAAATAGATTCGTCCACACCGCATTTATCTTCCGGAAGCCTATGACCATCCCCTATGACGTTACCCAAAATATGATCACTCTGATCATATTCGTCGTCATAGTCGCAACCTAAATCAGTTGATGGATATAATATTTGGTCTGGTAGCGATGCGTAGTGATATGCTAATTTAATTGAACAGTATTTATTTTCTCCTCCTTTTCTTCCAACGATTGATAGAATCTCAAACCTGAATCCTTCATAATATTCATTCGCGTTTGTCCCGCTTCTATGAGTATTCGGAATGTAGTACTTCTTTTCACCCACTATGCTATATAAATCATTAAGGGAAGGAGTAGATGTTTCAGTGTAGAACTGGCCATTAATCGCGCCGAATTCGTTCGGTGGCTCAAGAGCCTCGGTTTCTTCTAATAAAAGATTTAACTTTATATCGTCAAGATCTTGACAACCCTCTGACAATGTTCCATATGATATTCCATAGACTTTAAAATGTTTAGGGGCTCGTTCGTAGAAATAAATTGTACCATCCGGCTCTTCTAGGTATATTGTGATTGCTTCTAATCTTTGTCCAGGATTCGGTCCCGTTCCTTGCGGAATGATTATATCTACGTACTCCCCCTGAATTTCATTCAGATCCGTTTCAAATTCTCCGTGGTCAAAATTGTAAAGACCAGTCTCCGGATTGTAGAAATCTGGCGTTTTCCAATTTTGTCCCAAAGCGTCTTCCGACTTTGGTGAAAATGCACAAAAGCCAGGCGTCTCGCTATCTCCATGAATAAATTCTGGTCTTTTTTGATAGTCATTTGTACCGTCAACAAGAGCCCACCCATCCCAATCGGCGCCGTGTTCGTAATAAAAATCGGAAGTCGTGCCCACTTTTAGATTGACTCCATTGATATATCCGCCGCCTACGCTAGGAGCGCATACAAAATCAGAAGAATCAGACGAAATTTTGTTTTCGTCATAGGTATCTTTCACCCCTGTAAAATTATCTTCTAGAAATATAGTCTGAGAATAATCAACATACTCTGGAAAATTTGTCAACGAGGCGTCGTCGTCGTACCAAATATGTATTTCATGGATGCCTTTTCTATATTTCTTTTGATCAAAAACGTACAATTTATTTTCACCAGTGTCAAACCAAGTCAAGTAGTCGTTGATTTTTGGAATGTCAGCTATCGAGAATGGAATTGCTTCTTCGGTCACAGTCAACCCAGAGCCCTCGTCACCGCCCCTCGTCGTGTTTTCTTCTGCGCAAATATTTGGCTCAAGGCTTTGAGATGCCGATTCCGACTCTGATTCCGAGATTGAACCAGACTGTGATATTGATTCCGACTGGGATATCGACCCTGATAATGATTCGCTGCCTGAGTGTGATTCACTGTCTATTGATGGAATGTGATTGGCACAGTTTAGCTCGAACTCTAGATAAAAACCCTTGGCTTTATGCCACTTATCACCGTCGTTAAAATTACCTTGTAAATATTTATCCTGAAAATCAGGATTGTAAGTCCACTCAACTCGGTCGACTGCCGAACTATGAGGCAGGCAAAAACGTCCGCTTGGACTTAATTCACCAATTTTTGCACAATCTTCAGAAGTAATAAAATCTAAACATTTATTATCGATGGTGTCGTCGTCGTCGTAGTCAAATAGCCTTCCAGCATTTGTTTTCACTTTTGAATAACAGCCACCGCCCGGCCAATCTTGCATTTTTAAAAATGTTTCGCCTGCGTCTTCCCCGTCGCCACTAATTTCTAGATATGTACCATCGCGCTCATCAAACCATACACCACCATTACTGAACTGCTCGGGTTTGTTATTTAATTCGTAAAATCCTGGTGGTTCACGCTGTTTTTCTTTGGACAACCATGGCCTAAAGTATAGCAGATTTCCCGTTGGCTGACACACCGCATCGCCTGTCCCTACATTCGCGGCGAGGTCAAATAGGACACCTTTAGTAAAACTGTAATCCCATATTTCCTGCGGCTGGTATCGGATGGAACTTATCGGAATATTATTCACATTATTGTAAGCATTGATTACGTCTGCTTGACTTGCAAGGGTTAAATGAGAAGTTCCACTATAATAATACATACCCGTAGACGCGTCTATATTATCCCCTGTAAGTTTAATTTTTAAAGAGCGAATATATTGATCCGGTCCTGATATTATTTCGTGCATGATAATTACATCACCATCAAAATATGCCCAATGTGTCGGTATTCTTGTTACGTCGTATTCGTCGTCAAATGTGCCAAGATTCTCCAAATTGCCTGTTCCAAACTTTTTTTCAACAAAAAGGTTGTATGCGCTCACTGTCTCAAGATGGTCGAAGTGGCGCGCGATTCCGACTCTGACTCCTCTCAGGATCTTATTCTGAACACACGTTCCATTTACGTCTGCTATGTATGTATTGTATGTGGTTAAGCCTCCTTCTTCGTTTTCGGTGTATAAACTGTTGCAGGATCTTTGATGAATATTTTTAGTATCACCCATGAAGGTAAATTCTATTGAATTTATACTTATGGTCATGGGCGAATCAGACACGTTTGGCATGACTATTCGGTATGTGTCAAACATGTTAACCTTTCCATCGTAATAATGTTTGACACTAAATTCCTCACTTGCCGCAAGTATATCATTAAATTTGTAATATCCCGTGACATCAATCCAATCCCCATCTATAGAATTGTAACAAGCACAATCTTGGGCGTCAAGCAATTCCTCATTAAGTTGGAACGCAGCCCTTGTCTCGTCATTTTTCGCTTGAATTTTGAATTGAATTTCCCCAGTTCCTTGGAATTCAGCTATAATCAATTTAAATTTAACTAGAGTTTTTGCCGTGTCATATTTTATCGCAACCTGCGCCACTTCCCCACTATTTAAGACACATTCCCATTTTGGGTCGCTGTCGGTCTTTGTGGTAAATAATAACTCTGGGTATGGGATGGCTTGACTGCCAGCAAAGGTCTGACACGACGGGGGGTCGTCGTAATACTGGGTTATATCTGTGTCAGCCTGCCTATTATTAACACTGATGGCGATCGTGTTCCACCATTTAAATAAATATATCTCCCCGATGGGACCGCCGTTGATGTTTATTGCGCGATTAAGCCCGAATCGAGTTGCTTGCAGCGGACTAAATTTGTTCTTGTCTACCAAACTGATGTATCCATTTCTATCATCCCCATTAACGATAAAGGTATATTTGAATTTTTTTTCGGAGCTTTCGTAGACAGGATTGTAGACGAAGCGAAACGTATTTTCTGACCCATCATTTTTAACTTTTAACCAACCCGAATCTAATTGCAGTACATTACCGTCATCGAAGAACTCGACCCTATATTCCGGGAGATTAGCTGCGTCCTCAGAATCAATTATAAAGATTTTCATGTACGGTGCTAATGAGGATGGTCCGGACGCGTGAAAGATGGGTTTTTCATTCATAGCACCAAGTTGGGATGAGTAACGATGAGTGATTTCGCACGCAAAACTCTTGTCAAAATCAATATCCAAGCAGTAGTTACTAACATTCGGATCGCCCGTCCAAGCGGACGCAACGTCGACCACGGGGGCAGCGTACGGCGGTTCGGTGGACGCCCCGCCTTTCGCTAATTGGTCGTACACAATGCTGGCGCGTAAGTCTTCGTAATTACTGTGGGTCCTCAAAGTTTTGCACATGAATTCTTGCGACGCGCTAGTCTGACATTTTGACACAAACAACGTGAAGTTGCTTATTTCCACCGTATTAACCATGTTAGTAATTTGCAATGGTTCACCGTCAAGACCGTCAACAACTATTTCCACACCTACAATTTTCAGCCTGTAAGATGTTGCTGTCACGGGCGCGTCGACGAAAAACTCTTTTGTTTGTCCGTTTGGATATCTTAACGTGTCGATTTCCCCAATATGCCAGTCGTCGACTGTTACTTGATTATTACCATCAACCTGTATATCGTGGAGGTGAGAGATTATTTCCAGGCTTTCCCAGATTTCATTATGATTCAAGTATTGAAAGAAAAAATGCTTCGGGCAAAATTGTCGGGATGTTATTTCAAAAGAAATTACAGATTGTTCGCGTACGTAATCTATTTGCAAAAAGTGAAAATTAGTTTCATCAATGTTATTTTCCACATTTATACTTGTCCATACTCCACCAGATTCTTCTGAAATGCTACTAAATGCTTTTTTCGTTTCTTCGGCCGAAGCATATTCTAAGTTGCTGTTGGAACTTTGAAAATATCCGGATTTTAGCTCGTATGGCTCGGTCCGGTTTACGTAAACTTCGTCACTGCTGCAAAAATTGGGACAAAGCCATGATTCGCCAAGAGCTTGATCGTCTACAACACGCGGAATTGGAAACGGAATTTTAATCGCGGTTTTTCTTCCGTCTACAAATTGAAAATCACTAAGGAAATCGGTCTCTGTCCATTCTTTAAGCCATTTCGGGCCCAAGGGTATGCTAGCACCATACAAACATGACGAATCTCTAAAAGTAGATATTTTTTGAGATGATACAACGTAGGTGTTGTTTTCGGAATTTACAGTTTGCGACACCGTCGCGACACCAGAGTGGATTTCTTCTAAATCAGTATTGTAATCTTGCGTAAATAATCTCCACCGTCTAATTGCTACTTGATTAAGTAGATTATTTGAGTCATCTTCAACTTTTATGATTTCTAACTTATAATATTTATAAAATCTTGGATGCTTTATGACGTAGTCTTTCCAATAATTTTTTGAAAATAGCTTAATGTCTATTTGGTCATCATCATCATAATTATAACCAGGCAGTGTTTTCTTTGCAAAGCCTGATTCAACTATTGGATTATTAAAAGATCCCATGCCGTTCGAAATTTGTATGTAATCCCAACTGCTTGCATCGTTTGAGCCCTTTATGTAAAATTCCCGCGGCGCATAAGTATTTGAATCACCATTTGTCTTAAAAAACGGCACATGTATTTCAAAATACGTAATTTTTTCTTTGTATGGATATTCAATCGCAATCCATTCTGGACTTGAGCTTGTAATACTTCCGTCAATTTTCGGTCGACTCTTCCAACCGTTATTCTCTATAGAAGAAACGTCTGTTCTTGAAACATCTAAAAACGCGTGGTATGCCATATTTGGACCACTCTCGAAATCTCCCGGACCAACTGGGATTTCGGTCAAATCGCTTGATTCATAAAACTTATATATTGTATGTTCAGAATCATGGGCTACATGAAAACCAAGTTCTAGTTTGGAATGTTCGTACCTGTATTTTGTTACAAGAAGGGTTCCCATATTATTGTAAGATGAAGGATCATACACGAATGTTGGATTGCCTGTGATGTCAGTGGTACTATCTAGGACCGACCGTAAATGTGGCATGGGGGTCAACGGCTGCGAAGGCATTTTCGGATGATTTCCAAGAGGCCATAAAATATCCAAATTTTCTATATCCTGGTCTGCAAAATTACATTTGAATCGAGGCATATCAGAAGAATCGCCCGAGTCTCTATAATTTTTTAGTTCTTGTAAATCTGAAGAATAGTACACGTCTTCGCCAATATCAAATTCGCTGCTGAAGATGTAGATTTTATAAATTTCTAAGTATTGATATGCATCATCAGGATCATCAGGATCCTGTTGCGCTGTATCCGCATTTTTGACTAAGCCAATGTATTGATCGGTAATCACCCAATCGTGAAGTTGGGGCCCAATATACGATATGTGGTTGTAGAGATCCTCGTGAACGTTTATTCGCGTTTGAGCATTATTTATCTCATACTCGCATTTTACGTAAACCACGTTTTCTTTACTAACTTCAAGAGTATCCGTAGCTCCGATTGTCACAGTTTCATAGTTCTCTGGACGCCCGTACTCAAATTTTGTATCTTGATGATCGTCAGCCTCAACTTTTAGCCATGTTTGACCTTGGCATTCGGCATTCTCGTAAAGTTTTATATCAAAGTATTGGCTAGCCGTTTCGGCTGCTTCGTCAATATACTCCAGTTTATAACTTTTGAAAAAGTCGGGGTTTTTGATTGTGATCGTTTTAATATTATCATCATCGTTTTGCTCGTATTTGCCGTCGTCTTGATTCCACGTAGTTGGTGTGTCATCATCATCAGACTTTGTTAATACAATAGAAGTGATTTGAGGTATGGTACCGCCTTCACTTAGTTCACTTAATTCTATGCGACAAATACGACGAGGCTCGTCAAAAACTGTTTCGTAATGTTCATCTTGATTTACTGTCAAAACTGGGCGCAGAGAAAAAAGCTGAACATTCATAAAGTATCTGTAGTCTTTGTAATATGGGGCGTTTTGAATTTTAAATCTATATTTACTTACGTTTGGCAGCAGCTCATCGGAATCGGAGGTACGTACTTTAAATTTTGTTGTCTGTCTACCTACTAACGAAGTATGAACGGGATCTTTTATATGAAGCTGTTGAAAATTTCCTGAAGACAGTTCATATTGTACCTGAAAATCGTGGGTTTCAAGGCTGTACGCAGATAATTCGTCCTCGAGATCGTCCGGATCATGTCTGTAAATTCTTTCAAAAGTAAATTGAACTTCTGACAGGCGCGTCTCTTGGCCATAATCAAATTCGATATAATTTCCATATTGCCAATTCACTAACCAGTAGTGATCAGAACTAAAAGCTTTCCATACGTCAAAATCTTCGTCAAGTCTAGCGCCTGACTCAGAACAGTATGCTGCGGTAGGATTCGAATTTCTTTTCAAATTTATGAGACTTTCCGTCTTACAATACAAGTAGCGCTGGACACTAGTGCCAGGGTCTGTGATCGACGCGATCAAGCCGTCGGCAACATTTACGAGAGTCGACTTGTCTATGCGAACAGTATCTTGCATTTTGCAACAATATGTTTCATCGCCGACCGTATGGTTAAAAGAATCGTTGATCGATGAGCAGGTGTCGGGTGTCGATAATTGCCGGTTGTCACGTGCGCAAATTGTCTCACCGTGTACAAGACAATCAAACGTCAAATCTCGATCTCGTGGGTTGCTGTGTATTTTTCGATCGCCTAGATTTGACTCTTTTCCTATCATGCAGCCCGGGCGGTAACCCTCTACAACACGCCCCTGTATCGTCACGCTTCCAAAGTCCAAATACACGCTTTCATTCGTATTTATAAGATCGGTGAGTTGATTATTTTGAAATTGGTCTTCATCGTGATCTTGTTTATGGTCTGGACTTAAAATACCAAAAATCTTGATTACGGCTGTTCCAATTCCAATAAAATACAAATTATTATAATCTTCTAGTTTGAAGTACACGTCAAAGTCTGGTGAATAAAAACGATCTAACGATGCGCTTGACTGCAAACTGATTTCAATGTAGGGATATCCGTTATTATTTTTCTCTGGCCACTGATATCGGCATCTCCAAAGTTTTTCAAAATCAAATACATCCCATGACTCAGGATCGGAATACGACGGTGAAGGAATTTCTATAAATATTTCGCGAAAATGTTTGACGATTTGGATTTGCGCATTCTTCAGCTGAACGTGTTCTTGATACCAATCATACTGTTCTTCTGCAGAATATTTTTTGAAATCATCTTTTAATAAATCACGTTCACGTTGTTCGTCGTCGTCAAGTTCGCCCCAAGGTTGCCACTCCCAAATAGCTTCTGCCAGATCATCTAATTCTTTGTAAAACCACGATCTTCCGTGGTAATGCATGAGGGGCGGAAAATCATCAAATCCAATGTCTATCTCGACCTCGTACAAGCATGCTTGCGATTCGCAATGGCTATCACTTACCGATCCCGACTGGCTGATCGAAATCGACTGGCTGAGCGATTCCGACTGGCTGATGGATTCCGACTCGCTTTGCGAAATGGATCCGCTTTGAGAAATGGATCCGCTTTGAGAAACGGACCCGCTTTGGGAAATGGATTCGCTTTGGGAAATGGATTCGCTTTGCGAAATGGATTCGCTTTGCGAAATGGATTCGCTTTGGGAAATGGATTCGCTTTGAGAAATAGATCCGCTCATAGATTCCGACTCGCTATGAGAAATTGAAATAGATCCGCTTACGGATTCCGACTGGCTTTGGGAAATGGATCCGCTTTGGGAAATGGATTCGCTTTGGGAAATGGATTCGCTTTGGGAAATGGATTCGCTTTGGGAAATGGATTCGCTTTGGGAAATGGATTCGCTTTGGGAAATGGATTCGCTTTGGGAAATGG